TTGTAGTTTATTGTAGTCGTTTTTTCAGAGTTATCATTTCAATTTTCTGCGCTTTTATAGACTTGGTCATAAAAGTTTGTGTAGATTTGTGTGGACTTCTCAAACTTCAGAAACTTTGTCGTTTACCCACAAACGAATTTTTTAACCATAAACTAAAAGGGACCAATATTTTTGACCATTAAATTTTCATTTTTCTGAATTTTTTGAAATCCTGAATTTTGAAAGTTGACGACCAAAATTGAGAGACAATCGTAGATTTTCAAAAGTTGCGATCATCCGAATATTTAGCAGATTCCAAAAATCTACGATTGTCTCTCAAAATCTGAAAGTTGCGATCGTCAGATTTTGAAATCCTAGAAAAAATTTTTTTAAATCTAAAAGTTTTTCAAAAAGTGGATGGGTTTAAAGTTTTAAGAACCATTAAAATCTTTATGTTTTGAAGTGTTTCGTTTGTGGATAAACGACAAAGTTTTCATAGTTTGAAAAGTCTAGTCAAAATTAATCGACTCGACTACGTCCATCACACAACTCCAAAGTCGAAACTACTGAATTGAAAAAGTGTTGAGTGAATGCGACTTGTCTCCGAGACAATTGAGATGTCTCCAGAAAACATTTATGTACTACGGCCGACTTCCCACAAACGAATTTTTTCAAAAGTTGCGATCATCCGAATATTTAGCAGATTCCAAAAATCTACGATTGTCTCTCAAAATCTGAAAGTTGCGATCGTCAGATTTTGAAATCCTAGAAAAAATTTTTTTAAATCAATCTAAAGGTTTTTTCAAAAAGTGGATGAGTTTAAAGTTTTAAGAACCATTAAAATCTTTATGTTTTGAAGTGTTTCGTTTGTGGATAAACGTTTGCCCATAGGGCAAACTCTAACCGATGCCCTATGGGCATCGGGTAAACGACAAAGTTTGCATAGTTTGAGAAATGCTCAGAGGCCACCATGTAGACTTCTCAAACAACAGCAAAATCGCGATAACCACAAATTTCAGCTGAAAAAATGTTTAATAAATGGATACGTTGAAAAAATATACAACCATGAATAAAAACATGGCTTTAGAACTTTGCAAAATATTTACAGTACTACTTGTTATTTTTGCCTTTTTCTTACCCATAAACAGTTTGTGGTTCAATTTGGTCATATCAACTGCGATCGGAAGTGGATACTATTTATTAGGTGAAACTTACCCACAAGTCATGATGATTATATCTGTGCTTGTAAAGTACCAGATTCAAAAAATTAAAAATAAAATAAACAAATGGTTTTTGTGGACTCGATCACCACAAAATGGATCATTGATTAAACCCGATCGTTTCAGGCTTCAATTGGAGGATAATTTTAATTCTCTTGAATACTTTGACAACCGAAAGGTTGGTTGCAAGGACAAAAAATATATTTATTTGTTCAACGAAAGATTAAGGTCGAACGATCTTATTGTTTTCAAAAACGAACTTGACCAAGACATAACTGACTGTCTTGAACCATATCTTGGACCAATGCAAAATTTTCACGGTGTTCCTCTAACTCCTGCTGATTTTAACCATAAAAAAATAAAATTATTTAGAGATGGTGACATATGCCTTTCAAAAACATTTGAAGAACATGAAGTTATGGTGATGGGTTAACCCATTCACTTGAAAGCACCATCGTTGAGGAGAGGCTTTGCCTCTCCGAAGCGAACGGATTAACGATGCGTGCTAAAAATTGATTTTTCAAGTTCAATTGAACTTAAAAAAGCAAAATGACACTGTTTTTGACTACCGGAGTTGTTTTTGGTCAAACAGCCTTTAATATTTTCAATCAAATTGAACAAAATTTCAGTTTAAATATGGATGAAATTCATCTTAAACTTGACCCTCAAGATTTCAACAATGTTCGAGCTGGTTTATTTGACCAAACGTTTAAAATAAAAAAAATTTCAAACTGTAAGATTGGAATAACCTCAAATAAAATTAAATTTTTTTTATATAAAGATATGCCGGGCGTGATCTTAAAATATTCTTCTTTTGAAATTATGATTAATTCTATCCAATACACGTTAAAAGTTGAGAATTTGCTTTCCGTTCACATAAATGGTCTTTTGGAACCATTGCTGAATTTGAGAAGATGTCAAAGTTTGAATGAAGCATTGATGAATTGGTCTTTAAATAAAAAATTCACATCATCCACAATGGTTATGAGTTCCATTAAAATCAAAAAATTGATGGAACTAAGTATGATTGATTGTAACCCAATTGATTTTAAAGAAAAATTAAGGTGGTTCTTAACACATGAAAATATCATAAACTTTGTTCCGTCAAAGTTTATAAAAAAGGTTAAAGTCCTCCATCAATCAAAAAAAAACACATCAATCTTATACCCTCAATTTATGGACATAATTACCCGTATAAATGATTATTTTGTGAAAATGGTTAAAAACTACTATAAAAAAGAACATGTCAAAGATATAACTGACTATAACCTTGATTTTTCAATTGAGCTTTACGGAAGAAAAGAAGAAATTATGGATCCAACAAGCCGTAAAAGTTTATATCTTGTTCAAAAACACGAGGATCATATCCACCTAAAATCGTTTGCCATATTATTTAATTTAAGATGGTTCTTCAACACCAGATATAATTGTAAAAAATCCTTGGGGTTCGACTTCCAATATGGGAGAACTATTAATGGTTATGCTCAAACTTTCCATAAATACGATGATGTTTTGCGGTGGTTAGTCACACACCCAAATGCCATAGAAGATGTTGAATTTGTCGTTTTAGATCCAATCCCACCTAATTATATATTTTAGCACTGAATTTTTTATGCTCATAAAAAGCATAAAAAATTATTTATTTTTTTCATGGTTAAATTTTATTATCTCTCCACCGTGTTTTGAGTAGACTTTTGACCGTTTTTCAAAATGTTTTTTTAAGGTTGGATGAGAGTCTACCAAATCAAAAATAATTGGTTCAACATCTTTTCTTCGCATAACTCGACCTATGAACTGGATATAATAGGACACCATGTCAGCCGCCGCTAACAAAGTATTGAGTCGAGGATGGTCAAACCCCGTTCCGATCTTGGAATTGGTTCCAATGAGTATACGAGCATCTTTATCAAACTCTTGTTGTTTTCCAAGGAGGGACGTGACCTTTTCTCCAAGTTCTTCTAAACAACGCATCAAATATTGTCCATGTTCAACTCGTTTAACGAGAATAAGGAACACTCGATCCTTAAATTGTGTGACGATATTTATGATCAATTTGTTCCTTTTTTCATCCTTTGCCTGTTCATCAAGTATAGAGTTCCAATCAACCTTAGATTTGTATTGCGGCCCAAACTTTAAATATTTATCTTCGTTCGGAGTAAAGCCTGTTTTGACCTTGTAAACTGTATGTTTTTTATTTAAGGTATATTTCACCTTTTGTCCTCCAAAAAACAAGTCAAAAAGAACGTTATATCCATCCTCTCTATAAGGAGTCGCGGTTATGCCCAAAAGATACCTTGGAGTGAGATATAACAGATTTTCTGATAATTTTTCCGTCATACACAAATGGGCTTCATCAATTATAACAAGACCATAACTTGAAAGAAATTTTTTATCGATTTTATGGATATTGCAAGCATTAATAATACAAAAATCTGGAGGATCACTAAATGAAAATTTCTTTATTTTACTGGGGTCGATGACCATAATACTTGCGTTTGGAATAAAGTTTTTAATTTCTGCTTCCCATTGACCTAACAATGGTTTTTTTGGGACAACTATAAAAGTTTTCAGTTTAATTTTACTTGCCATATTTATGGCCGTAACAGTCTTCCCAAAACCAGTGTAACAAGACAACATGACACTTTTACTCTTTTGGAGTAGAGTAAGTGCTTGATCTCGACAATTTTTCTGTTCATCTCTCAAACTACCTGTAAATTCATGTTGCATACCACCCAAACTTTTACGGTTTGGTCTCTGTATTTCCAAATTTTTTTTTAAAGCCAGTTTTAAACCATAACTGAAGGGTATACAACATGGTCTACTTTCAACCTCTTCGTCGACAGAGTAGACATATATAGTTTTTGATTGACTTGTACCATATTGTTTGTTACCAGACTCTATTTTTTTGGTTAGGTCTTTTTGCATTTTCATCAGTACTTTGTCATCATATAAATTTGTGTGGATAATACACGCCATTTTTATTAATAGATTTTTTAATGGATAAATTCAATTTTAAATAAAGTTTTATGATATTTTATGCCTTCTAAAAGGCATAAAACTTTATTGTTTGATTTTTAAACTTCACTTGAAGTTTAAAAACTGAGTGTTTTAAACTTTGTATTTCAGGTCATTGATGCCCTTCATTTCTTCCATTAGTTCTTCTTGGGTCACATTTGACTCGTCCAGGTCAATATTGTTACCACTGAAGATAACATTTTTAGCCTTGAGTTCCTTCTTAATTCGGTTGTAGAGGGTTTTAGAGTTGGGGTTAGCTTTAAAATCGAGAAGAATCTGAAGTTGGGGAAGAGAAGTCTTTGAGTCTTGATTCTACGTTCAGTATAACCATGTTGGGCTCTGATAGAAACCATTCTAAAACCAGTGTAGTAATCAAGCTACACTGGTTTCCAACAACTACTTGCCAAAAATAATCAAACATGGTCATATTAAGCTTGAATTTGGTGACTTCTATAAACTTCATGATATCAAGTAGACTAAAGCTTTTATTCAAAGCTTTATTAATTTTAGGGTTACTTGAACCATTTTCGGTATCAATAACCACACCCAGAAAGGACGTGGTCGACGGTGCTTTAGCCCCACCGTTAGTAACATTTGTTTTTACAAGGTCAGACATATCTTTATTTTCACTTTGATTTTCCGATAAATTCAATTTTTGTTTGTTTGGTTATCATTGTTGGAAGGCGTGTCCAACGGATTAAGCGAAAGTGAATGGGTATAAAACGCATCTAATAAATGTTCACAATTAATGGAAAAACTATACCGTTATCCTCGAATGACACCCTGGGTAGTTTGAGGGGGAAGATAGCTGCTTCTTTGGGTACCTTACCACCTCTACTTGATGTTCCAGAAAATATTGCAGATGGAGGAAATTATACCATACCTGACCCAATATTTTTTGAAGATGAAGACACCATTAAAATTCGAAAAATCGACGATGAACCAATCAAATGGGATGAAATCTCAATGGTAAATTTTGATCCTGTTTTTCTTCGAAAATTGTATATTATAGCAAAGGTTCAATCAACCTTGAATGATTTTGGCGCCGGATTAAGCTCAGATCAAGCCATTGGATTTGCATTTTTGGATCTTCAGACAGAACTGGGAGATGTCGATGAAAATGTATGGTTTAGAAGAACCGACACAATCAAAGAATTTAAAACAATGATTGAAGAGAACCTTAAAAATACCAAAAAACAAATTAAAACGATTGATGTTTGGGGGCGGGTTCAAACAACCTTTGAATCAACACCATTTGTTTTGAATAAAATTAACCATCAAACGGAAATTCCAAATGTTGGAAATAAAAACGAATTAATGGTATTTGATTCCATAAAATTGAATAATATTGTTGTTGCCTGTTTTTATCAAGAAATGGTCAAGTTCAACCCAGATTATAAATCTTTGATAGACGACTACTTGAACCAGGATAAAATTCTTTCCAAAAAAATAAAGGCTTCCGACATCATTAGAATTATGATACAAATTCGCGATTCAAAAGTCTCAACGTTCAATATACCAAGCTCGCGGACAAAATACAAGATGATCAATATATTTGTTCGTGAGGAGGCAATAACCTTAACAATTGAAACTTTAATCAACGAACCCAATGCTGTTGGTGCAGGTGGAAGACCAACCAACAATCTGAAAGATTTGGTCAAGAATATTTTGACTGATATGGGTGAAAGCTCCATATACCCACAACGTCAAGAAAAAGAATTTTATTATGGTTCTTATTCGGCATCTGTCAACATACCACTCATAATACTCAAGGATTTGATCACAAACGACCATAGTCTTTATAATATTAGTTACATTAATGAAAGTGCCTTAATTAACACCCGTAAAACAAATTTAAACATATTTTTAAAGGTTGGTTCGAACCTTGTTGGTGTGCGTTCAAATGATATTGGAGTGAGTCTATTTGAACGTCCTGGTACAGTCGGAACCTTTGTCAGACTCAAGAAAATTCATGGTGGCCCTGATCTTAAAACAAGGATAAATAATTATACAATTTTGGTTAACAAAATTTTACAGTACACTTTGGGTAAAGTTGATGTCATATCAAATTTTTACCAACAATACATAAATTTAAAGATTGATCGAACCTTATTTGAAGGTCAAGGAAATAAGGAGAAAGATAACCTTCTCAAACTTCAAGCACCAGAAATTTTTATTCCAAACTACACCAGATTATGCAATAAGCCTCCTATGGTAGTCGAAGATCAAGAAAAAATGAATGATGACACTGACACCGTTTTAAAATTTCCAATTTATGGAGAATCTGAGCAAAAATTTTATTCTTGCCCATACCCCGACTACAAATATCCCGGTTTGAGGGAGAACACCAAATTGGCAAACAGGGACATTTATCCATTTGTTCCTTGTTGTTATCAACGACCACAAAAAAAGAGCAAAAATTATAAGATGTACAATCACCAAGAAGTTTACGAACAACGAATTAATGCCGGCGAGATAGGTAAAACATTAAAAATTTTATCTCCAGAAAGATTAGGTGCTCTTCCACCAAAAATCGATAAACTTTTAAGTTACACAACCAATAACAAATTCTATAGGTATGGTATACCATTATCTTCTTCGAGTTGTGTCAATATATTAAACAAGGTCACCAACAGGCAAGAATCTGATACAACTGTGAGGTCTGAATTGGCCAAAAGAGCAGAACTTTGTAAAGGTGAATTCAATTCATTAAGTGTCAAAGAAATTGCCAAAAAAGTTATGGATCCGACAACCTATATTAATCCAAGATATTTTAAAGGTGCATTGGAAGATTACTATCAATTATCTTTCATTTTATTTTCTCTGACTGAAGATGACTTTAGCGTCTACCCCAACAGATTTGTGAGGTTTATTTGTCCATTAAAAAAACGAGTAATTTTAATGATTGAACACGAGCAACAAGAACATGTTGAACTAATTGTGGATGAAGAGACCTCAACATATGTAAATAAACAAGGTAAAAAACCTATTTTTACATTTGAAAAGGGTGATGCTCAGGTTAAAAAAATTTTTGCATTGTTCAAAGAAAGGTTCAACCATGCCGTGTACGACATTGATAATAAAAATTTTATCAATCTTTTGACCACGAATAATCCATCTGAAAGTGGACTCAACACTTTTCAAACCTACCCATGGGAAACAATTTCTGCAAATGGAAAAATTTTAAAGGTCGTCGAACCTTTAAATCAATACGTCGATAATTATGGTCAGACTAGGCTTGTTGAATTTGAATTTGAATTTGAAAATATTTCATTTGTTGGTCAATTTCCACCGTTACCGTGCTTAAAACTCCCTATCAAATCTCTTGATTATTTTATTTCTGTCAATGGCAAACTTCAACCACAAGTTGAAAATAACTTGAAAACAAAATTTTCATGGTTAGATTTGTACCAAACAAAATTGAATACCACTAAAGGTTACAGTTCTCCATATCAATCGTTTAAAAAAATGAAAAGAATGGCTGAATACATCCTTTGGGCAGCATGTCATTTTTACAGTGTATTCAGCCTGGGAACTGGTGGATCTGTCGATGAATGGATTTCTCAGCATACTCAAGTTGTCGAAAATTTTAAATACTCCAAGGTGGCAATTAAACCTATTTTCAACTCGGCAGAATTGATGGTTAACAACAAGTTTATATTCAATTCTCTTGAATTTCAAAACAGAATACGGTTCAATCTAAGCTTAATTTCGCCGATAAACTTGAAGATATATTCGACCAACATATACCACTTTTTCTTTAATGATATTGCCAATTTCAATGTTGTTTACCCAGCACAACTTGCATTGACAAAACACGATTATTTTCAAAGGACTCGTACTCCATATGTATTGAACATTTTAACAACTCAAAATGTTCAATACATAAGGTCAAATACACTTTATTATATAAAAGATTTATTTGGGTACAAATTTGCAGATTCCGATAATACTTTATGCTTATTCTTACCTTCATTACAAAAATTGGCTGAAAATGCCAGTCAATTTTTAGGTCAAAAAATTGTATTGGACGAAACAATAATGAATGTGACTGTTTTCGACCAGAATACTCTCCAACAATATTCTGTTGGTCATAAAGAACCATCTATTGATGTTATTGTTATAAATATTAATGGATATTGGTTTTATGGTTTAATCTTACCAAAATTAATGTAATTATTATTCCTTTTATACCTACTATTCAGGTATAAAAGAATTTATTTCAACTTGTTCAAAAGACAGAGTCGAACGTACCTCACGATATCAACATCGTCAATTTTGGCAAATAATTGGTCCTCAATATTTTTATTTATTTCAAGGATATCGGCAAGCACATCTTTATTTATTTTTATTGTCGAATCTGATGTTCCATAAGTTGAATGAACAGCCACAAGATACCCCATTATAAATGCCGATGGATTTTTATATTCAAAATCTGGTATCTTTTCAACCAGACTGAGTATATGGGTTATTTCAACTGAATTTAAAGTATGATTGTCTGAATCATTTATAATGTTTATGGTTGCAAGTGCTATTAATTTGAATTTTTCATTTATAGTATAACCACTTTTTTTAAGGTTAATTGCGCCACCCAGACCTAGCCCAATATCGGCTGCTCCAAGTCTATTCCAAGCATCTCTTTCGGCTAGAAATTCAACCTGGTTTTCAAAAATGTCGTCTTCTTCCTCCATAATAATTTATTTATTGGTTATTTTTGACTCACATTGAATATTTTTTGTATTCTGCTTTGATAAGTAATAAATGGATACAGGCACTAAGACTTATCAGATAGATAAACATAAACAACTTATACCCTTGAACGGCAGCACTGTTAATTTTTCTTGTTTTTTTGAGGTTAAAAGCAAGGATAAAAAACCATTTAATATAACTATTGTCGAACAAGGTGAAATTAAACCAAAACAATATAAACTGGTTGACGATGGATACATTAATGGTCAAATAGAATCAGATGGACAATTAAAATCTTATTTTTTGGTTTTAAAGTCTCAACAACCATGTGAATGTGATGTACGAGTAGTGGTTAAACCAAAGGAAGCCGGAGAAAACGTATCACAACAACAGCCACCTCAACAACAACCTAGTCATGGACCAATTCAACCACCGCCACAACCACCTCCAGATATGGTTGTACAACCACCTGAAACCTATTTTCAGATGAAATACATTATAGGCATATCTGTAACCATTATAATGGTCTACTTGTTGTACAGGTATCGTAAGGTCATTTTTGAAAAATTGTCTACAAAGGATACTTTGATGCCAAGCATGTCAAGTACAAGTTTTTGATTGTTTGACTGGGTCAGTACAAATATTGAAGTGACGCGTCATGTTTTAAAAAATGCTTTTTTTTAAAACAAATAAATGAGTATTCCTAACCTCGCACCAGTCGCCCAACTATTAAAATGTACGAGGGAAATTTGTAGTTTTTGGTTCAAAGTGACCAAGTAGTTTTTCTGGGGTTTAAAAAAATTTGGTCTTGACCCGTTCGTTTTGCGACGGGTTACAAACCACAAAAAAATAAAAAATTTAAAAAAATGGTCTTAACCCACCAGTAAAACTAGTGGGTCGACCCGTCGCAAAGCGATGGTGCTTTGCACCATCGTTGAGGAGAGGCAAAGCCTCTCCGAAGCGAACGGGTTACAAACCACAAAAAAAATAAAAAATTTAAAAAATGGTCTTAAACCCACATCGTTGAGGAGAGGTAAAAAGCCTCTCCGAAGCGAACGAGTTACAAACCACAAAAAATATGGTTCGTCCAAATATTTAAGTTCACTTGAACTCTTTTATGCCTAAAAGGAATAAAAGATTAAATACACCATTATTGTGTTACAAATTTAGAAAAAATAGATTCCAAATCAGGGTCTTGTTCATCTTTAATTTTTTGGTGTAATATATCAATGAAATTTAAAGGCGTATCTACACTTGAACACTCAGATATCATGTTTTTCAACTTAAAGGTAATTTTGAATCCTTCATCTAATAGTTGTTTGTACCTTAAAGTTTTCTTGAAAGTTTGAAATTCTTCAGCGCAGGTTGAATGAAGCACAATTTTATATTTTCGAAATTCTTTGTTTTTGAATTTTAATGGTTTCATCACATCTTCCACACTGAGATATTTTATTGTCAGTTTTGGCATTTTAAGGTCAATTTCTTCATAACTCAGTTCATCGTTGGTAAAGGTCAAAATAGGCACAGTATTTTCAATCGATTGTCCAAACGCGTGTTGCATAGCTGAACCAGGATAATAGATGTTGCTCTGACTCCATTGTTTGTTGTGAATATGGCCGCTGATAACCATAGGCCAATTTTCGTCCCATTTGTCTCCACATTTGCTTTCTATTGGACCCATCTTACAACCAAAAAATTCTTGATGGGCAAATATAGCCTTAAAATTTTTTGAATAATTGACTTGATCATATTTTGTTTTTAATGCTTCTTCAAACCTTCCAGGTGGAACGTACGGGACGAATAAAAAACTGAAGTCATCCGTGGTGTATTCAACCACTTCATCAACTATGGTAACATTATCCCAACATTTAAGCGCATTCATCCAATGATGGTCGGTCAAAAACTGTTGATTGTTTTTGTAATCATGGTTGCCAACAAGCACAAAAGTCTTTATTTTTTTTCTCAACAAATCGATAAATTGTATGGCTAAATTCAACGGTTCAACATCAACTCTGTCATGGTTGTCTAACAGGTCTCCAGCAACCACAACAAAATCCAATATATTTGATTCGACGATACCCACAATTCGAGACACAAACAACGGGATATACTCTACATTTTTTATTTTAAAGTGAGGATCACCCACAAATAATACTCTTTTTTCAATAACGTCCATTCTTTATTTATGCTTAAAACAATTGTAAAAAATCATTTATTTTTTTTCCAAAAAACGTCGGGAATAGAGCTCACTTTGTCCATAAATTCAAAAATTGAAATTTTTCAAGTAGTAAGGTAATAAATAAAGAATGAATCAAGCATCATTTTTCATCGAAAAAAAAGCATTATTTGGTGGTTATCCCAACCACAATCAAATCATAGAATTGAAAGAAGAGGGGGTAGTGTGGTTCATAGACTTGACCAACAACAATGAAAGAGGGATAAATCAGTACTCTCATCTTGTGGACAATTGGATAAATTTTCCAATTAAAGATGGATGGGTACCAGAAAACAAAAAAAAATTTCACATTTTTCTGTTATTGATCCAAATGGCCATTGAAAGCTTAAAACCGGGAGAAAAATTATATTTACACTGTCGAGGAGGTCATGGTCGATCAAGCCTTGTAATATCTTGTTTTCTGAGTATGGTTTTTAATATACCAGTCGCTGATAGTCTTAATCTAACCAGAGACTATCACGCTCTTCGGCCAAATTTAAACCCAAAATGGTTGATAGGGTGGCCTTTAAGTTTAAAACAAAGAAAATTTATCGAATGTTTCTTTGGTTCTTTGTGCCTTCATTCAAATTTCAATGATTCCAAAATTAAAGATATTTCCACAAAAACAGAATTTTTTAGGTACATGATAATCTTAAATTTATATCTTCATCAGCACACTTCTGTGCTTGAAGTACTCCTTAATTCTGGTTTAAAAACAATAAAGGGAGAAGGGATCTTAAGTTGTATGCTTCAAGAATTAAGGTTCTATGTACTTTATTCCAAAGCAAAAAAGATTTTTGATTTTGGGTAAAAATTAACCACATTTAAAAAGGTTCGGAACAACACAAATTGGTCAGTTTTCGTTTATTTCATTTTAAACACAGAAAATAAATGTCAAGTGGAATAAATTTCAAACTAATTGATCCAGTAGCACAGCTAATTGCTTCTGGAGGAGGTTCGGGTTCAGGTCTACCATTAACAGGTGGTACTATGAGCGGTGCTATTGTTCAACCAATAGCACCAGTTGCACCTTTTGATCTGACCAACAAACAATATGTTGATGGTGCATTTCAAGCCAAAAAACCAACTGCTATACCAAATAATATCGCATTTTTTGGTAGTGGTGCAGATGCGGGTCAGACAATTGATTCGACATATAGTATTGACACCGTCATAACCAACCCACAGTCAAATACAACCATATGGCCAAGCAGTAGAATGATTGCGTCATTACAATATGGTGCCAATGTTTTCAAGGCAACGGCATCCATTAATATTCCTTCTATTGGAACTGCCAAGGCATTCAGCACAGGAAACGCCATTGTTGGACTTGCCGCATGGCCAAATACCGGTTCAACATTCACATTAGATGGTGCAGGAGTAGCGACTATATCAAATTCTCAACCTTACACCACTTACTACAGAATAACTTTTGTTGCAGGCAGTATGAGTGAATCGACTGGTATAAATGGTTCTGTTAGTTGCCAATTCCAAGATGAAAGTGGCCCAACACTTTTTGGAGTTGAAAAATGGTTGAGTTGTCTTCCAAACACATCACCGTTTCCAACCCAGGCATTTTGTAAAGAAGTGTATTTGACTGCATTGATAAGTGTTGCACCCACACTATCGTTCCAGTTTTCTGTTCAACTAGCAAACCCTGGAGTAAATGCAATCGTGGTTGATCCAACGGCTCCTATCGATCCATGTCTTTTGATTATTGAAAGAGTGGCGTAAAACCTATTTTTAATTTTATCCTCAAAAAGGATAAAATTAAGCACAAAAATTAAAAACTAAGTGATGAGGTTGATTTAGGGTAGATGTATACCCTAGAATTTTGAATCAACAACTTTTTGAAAATATCCATTTTATATCTTTTAGTGGTTGTTGGAACCCTATTTTTCGTTGTAAATCTTTTAATAAAAGGGGTGGTTGTCGAAGGCGCTTGTGTAGTGGTGATTTGTGGGTTGTATTTTAGACATGTTGCTTTGGATTTTATCAAAATTGGATAAATCAAGGTACCATGTTACCATTGTTTCATTCAAATTATTTTTTGGAGTATCCCAACCCCTTGCAATAACAAATCGTTTTTGACGCGCGTTCATCCCACATCGAGGAGTTTGAAATAAATTTGTGGTTAAAGAGTCCAAAAGCCCAGTTGGTTTAATACCTGCGTCTTTTTGAAGGTTCATGATACCTTGTAAAATTTTATCATGATCTTCAAGAGATGCAATTTCATTATTTGAAAGTTCAGGGTCCAAATAACCATATTTTATTAAATATTTTTGTTGACACTGAATATCGCATTCAAACCCTGGATTCGGATCAGAAATGGGACGAGAGTCAACAATATACACGATACACAAAAATACATATAGTTTCATTTATTAAGTCCAATATTTGAAATTTTTCAACACCCATTTTGTTCAGTTTTATTTACCAATAAATAAAGGAGTCATTAACCATGAATTTAGAACCATATATTTGGGGTCCTCATTATTGGGCTACAATGCACTTTATGTCATCGACATACGATAACAAGCCCAATCAAAGCATAAAAACAATCATGAAAAATTTTATTCAGTCCGTGCCTGTATTTTTGCCATGTAAAGAATGTCAAGATCATGCATTTGAATTTGTCAACGCAGTTCAGTTGGATAAAGTAGTTGAAAATCGAAAGGAGCTTTTCACCTTTTTTTTCAATTTTCACAACTCTGTTAATCAAAGGTTAAAAAAACCTTTAATGAAAATTGAAGATGCGCTGAATAAATATTTTGTTCCAAAGGAAGAACACCACCTTTACCTTCCATCAAAGAAAATAGATGGACCTGTTTTTGGATCATCGTTTAACCCTAATGGAGGCGCTGGTTCAACTCGAAATTTTTTTATTTTAAGTGTGGTAATTTTAACCATTATTTATCTTATTCGAAGAAATTGGCCTAAAATGCATTCCTAGGCAAGGGTAGTACCCACGGAAGATTATCATATTTCAATTTTATGCTTGTTTGAAGCATAAAATCGTCTAGTGCCTAGCATCCACTTTCTTTCAAATTATGGTTCTTTTGACCACAATTAATAAACTATCTTGTATTTGAAGTTTCCATCGTCGAGCTCAGATTTAGAATTGGTCCACCCGGTTAGTTCTTTGATTTAGCTCCACAAGTCTTTTTTGTTTGAGTTGGAGACGTTCAAGAGTCGATTCATTAAATCTTTTCGTTGTATGACAGCCGTCTCATTTCGTTCATGTTGTTCTTTGATACTAGTCAAAATGTCTTCAAACGCCTCTCTTATAGACTCACTTTCCTCTTCTTCTAGGTCAATGGTTTCAATGTGTTCTCCAATCTGGTACCCCTTTAGCTCGACCAGTATGGTATCCGCCAATACGACTACTTAAACGTATGGTAGAACCAACCTTCCACAGCCTCTCGAGGTAGATCCACTCCATTTTTCTCTCTTTAATGGTTATTCTCTTCATAAACTTGTTGACTCTGATAGCCTTACGTTCAGCCTTTACAAGTTTGTCTCTTAGTTCTTTTGTCTCTTCTTCATGAGACTTATCTTTTATGGCTAATTGTTCCATAGCTTGAATTAATTGAGAATCTTGCACCTTACGTGTTCTTTCTGTCTCTTCTATCATATATCTCATCGTGTACTCTCCGTATGCAAACATGGCTTCCTCGAGGTTAAGATAGTAGTCTCTCACAATTTCGGAGTTTTCAGTGTTTAATCTCAACACCGCTTTTTTAAATGCTCTAACATCCATACAAATCCATTTTTTACGAGTTATGTTGTTTGCAGGTATCAATTGAGCTTCGCGTTGAACGCAGGGATATTCAATAACTAAAGGATGATCGTAACCTATCTCATCGTATGGTATTTTGTGACTTCGAAGAACCTTGGAAAAATTAAATTGTTTTATAGAGTTGTCTTTACCTTTAAATCCCATCCATTCAAGTAAATTTTGAGTTACAATTATAGGTTGATTTTCAACCTTTTTCAGCCCTCCAGTTGGAGGGGCTGACTTTTGCTTAAAGGATACCATAAATCTTGGAACCAATCTGAATTGATATCAAAGGTCAAATTGTACCCTTTTACAAAACTGAAGATATCCATCAAACCGCTACCGCCGCCGTATTTGAGGACAATCCACTTTTCAACTTGTTTGATAAAATCTTCTTTATTTTCAAAGTTCTGAGAACCATTAATAAGTGAATATAACCCAGGTTCACTGATATAAACTGCTTTACCGTCATTGTATGATAAATTAAGGTTGATTTTACCTAAAGAGTTGGTGTTCTCACTTTTAGAGAACACCAACTCCTTTAAAGTTTTCTTATCGTCTCCATCAACATACCTTTTAAGTGCATCTTTAGGATCTTTGTACCCTAAAACAGCACATAATTCATTATGGCAGAAATACGGATCGTCTATGGTTCCGTTTAATTTCACTTGTTGGTTCTTTCCACCAATAGTTATAGTTATATATTCGCGACACTTTGTCAAGTCGATTAAAGCATTCATCTTTATTTTGACTTCAATTATAAAAAATTATTTCAATTTTATTTTTATAACTAACCCGTTGCGAAGAGAGAAAATAAATGGCAAATTATAACATCGTTTTACACAGTCGCAAATGGGGTTGCTACAACTCCAATTTTTGTGGGCTCGTATATTATATCTGATTGGGTCATAAACATCTTTAAATTTGAAAAAGAATATCAATGGCCATTGATATCCATTCTTTCTATTGGAACATCTTTATTGGTAAAAGATTTTTTTACACCAAATTTTATATGGTTTAGTGTGCCAGTAAGTATTCTTGCTTATTTTAAGGCTTCTCAAACCTCCAAAAAACCATTTATTACATTTATGGCATTCTTTGGTTATAGTTTACTCTTGTATTTTATGGTCGGATTTATCCATGGAAAAATTTATCCTCCAAAAAATATAATTTAAATTATTTTTTATGCCTTTCAGGCATAAAAAACTTATACCCCTTTAAGGTTATTTTAACCTTTAAAGGCTTACCTTTCAAGCCGGGCTTGAAAGGGATACACATTCACTTGACGACGCGGGTTGGATAAATCTAACCATGTTGAGGAGTTTTAATTTTTTCAACAACATATTTAACGCAATATAGACCACAATTTTTATCTGTTAAAACAGTTTCAGTATTTAAAGTCGAACGGTACTTTAAAAAATAAATTTTTTTTCTCTCCATCAATTTGTACAATAATGATTCAAGTAGATCATTAATTTGTCGAAAATTCAAATATTGATTAAAAGGTTCATATCTCTCCATAATCTTTGTTTTTTGATCAAAAATGAGAACATTAAGATGACGTACAGTTTCGCCATAAATTTTTATTGGAAAAATAACAAATCGATGTTCAAAAGGACCCTGAAATAGACCCAAAGAAATTTTAGGGTGTTCTCCAATCTTTATTGAGATGCTTGGTCCAATGACGGCAGAGTTGCCGACTTTAAAAGCCAAATATTTGTAAAAATCTTCATACTTCATTTATTAACTCTTTTGTGGTGATATATCTGATCTTTTATGCCTCAAAGGCATAAAAGAGTATTTTAACCTCGCGTTCCCATTCCTTTTTATTTACTACTAATAAAATTAAGGAGAATACCAACCAAAAGATGAATGATCACCAACGCAATCACAAATTCCCATAGGGTTAGGTCTCCAATTTTTCGTTCCAAAAGCATTTATTATCTACAAAATTTAGTCCTCTATTTCTTCTTCGTCACTTTCTGCATAGTTTAACCCAAGCCCTTGGATTTCGTTGACAATAACGTCATCTTGATCGGGGTCATCACTTGTATTCAAATTTAATGGTACTTGATACTTTAACTTGTATTTGTGACAAACTTCTACCAATGCTTTTGTTAAAGGTTCAATTTCACCAGAAGAATTTTCTGTTCCAATGATTGTTTTTGACCCTACATGCATAACAAATTTGTTTGTCAGAAGATCTTGAAAAATATGGTTATCTTCTTCCACGCACAAGATATAATTTGAAAATTGGTTCTTTTCAACCTTTATAGTTGGTTTTTTATCGATCATTGTTATAACTGCTGGTGTACCATTAATTTTTATTTTTGGTATCCATAACAACCCAAGCTGGTTGAGTTTGTGGTTTATTTTACCTTTATCAGCGTTTGGGTTTTTATTAATGATAAAATCCACCAAAGACAATATTTTTTGGTTTATAATCAATTTAACCTCGTTATCCATCATATATTTATTAGACTAATTTTTTTGACCGTAAAATTCATTTTTTAATCTTTTATACCTAAAGGGTATAAAAGGTCCATTGATTGATCATTCATTTGTCTACATGCCTAAACTGACCATAATCTGTCTTTCGGCTTTTTGTAACTGAAATATATCATCATAAACATATGGTTTAACTTTATCCATAAGTTCTAATAATTCATTTACAGACGATAATGGTTTAACTTTACCAAACACGGGTGGTGGTATTTTAGGAGCAATATCTGAAATTGGGACAGCAATCGAAGGTTCCATTGAAGGCATAGGAACAACCGAAGGTCTAATAGATGGTTTTATCGAAGGTGCAATAGATGGTTGTGACACAATCGATGGTCGAATTGAAGATGGTCGAATTGAAGCAGAAGGAACCATAATTGATGGTGGTGGTTTTGATGCTAATAATGGTGGAACACGCTTCAAAGGTACCAAGGCAGTATAATGATAGTCATCAATAAAACCAAGCGGAACTATGGTGGTGTAAGCATCATTATTTGATATAAGTTGAAAATTTCGAGTATTTAAAATTAGAAGGTTGAATTGAACCTTCAATAATTCACTCAAGACCATCAGACATATAAAATCGCCCCATGTCCCACTTTTTGACATGGCTTGTATGTATCGTTTGGCATTTTTAGCGTATTCTTCAGGCGTTGTTTCACCGCTCTCAGTGACATATTCCAAATAAGTCTCCAAGAAATCTGGATGATCTTTAAGGTATTCGACTACCATCGCCCTCAACATTTCGTGTGTGTACCTCATGTTTTGATTCAGCCTTAAAGATTTGCTTATGGCCCTGAAAAGACAATTTCCATCGCCTTTGACTGGCACCGATTCAAAGTTGTGTTCGTGCGCCAAGATTTCCAAATCACGATCGGCATGTTTACCCGTGTACTTTGGCAAATCTGGTCTAGATTTGACTGAAGAAGGAGGGGCTACCGTTATACTCGGTCTAACTGAAGGTGACTTTGGTCTAACAGAAGGTGGTCTAACTGAAGGCGACTTTGGTCTGATCGAAGGCGGTGGAGAAGGTGGTCTAACAGAAGGTGACTTTGGCCTAACTGAAGGCGATGGAGAAGGTGGTCTAACAGAAGGTGACTTTGGCCTAACCGAAGGAGTCCTTGATCGTCTCACCGATGCAGGTGGAGTTCTTTTAGGAGGTGCTTCTTCTTCATCTTCAGCCAGGATTGATGATGAAATTGGTCTAACAGAGGGTGGTAGAGATGGCGTTCTAGACCTTCTAACCGATGCAGGTGGTGTTTTACTTCTCTTTTTTGGACTTGGTTTTTTTACGGTCTTTTTAACCACAATTTCATCTCCTGAATCATCTGAGGTTGAACCCAACTCTTTTGATTTATATTTTGGAGGACTCACAGAACGTGATCGTGATCGTCTTGGAGAAGGAGACCGTGATTTCTGTTTCTGAGTCGAAACAATGAAGTCGATAAAGTCGTTTTTACGCAACTGTGATGGAGTTTTATCTTTAAACTTCTTCAAACCATAACTCAAAGCAAGAGCTTTCAATTCTGGCACTTTGAGCAATGCAAGCTCTGCTCTCCCTTTTGGAGAAATTGATGGTTGAACTAAGCTTGGTGTTTTTGGGACTTGCCCACCTCCTCCAACGTGGAGTAAAAAATCCACTAAATCTTGTTTTAACATTTTTGAAGGTGTTTTATCCTTCCATTTTTTAAGACCTTCAACTTTGGCCATTTCTTTGAGTTCTGCGACTTTCTTACCAAGAAGATCGGCTGCCCGATACTTTGATCTGATTGGACTCGGAGAAGCAGATCGTCTTTTTGGAGTGCGTGATCGCGACTTCCTTACGGGAGAAGGTGATCGTTGTCTGACTGGACTCATTGATGGACTGGGAGATTTTTTACGCGACAAAATATATTGAATAAGGTCGTTTTTATCCATCTTTTCAAGTTTTTTATCAGACACTCCAAGAGCTTTGACTAAAGCCTTTAATTCTTTTTTTTTCATATTTTGAATACCTGGCGATCTCGACCTCTGAGGAGAGGGAGATTTTGGAGATGGACTAACAGACCTCATCGAATTTAATTTTTTTGTTATCAAGTATTGAAGCTCCTTTATATCCTTTTTTTTCCAATCTATATCCAATTTTTTTGCAAGTTTTTTAAGGCTACTTACATCCATATTTTTTATTTGATCGTGATTATTTTTAAGTGGGCTTTTTTTTGGAGAAGGAGAACCATGTTTTTGACTCACAGATCTACATATTGTTTTTGATGACTTTAGGTTACCTTTGGCGGTATAAACATCAACCCCACAATATTCTCCCAAAGCCAAAAGGTCAACCTTTTCCAAACCATTGCATTTTTTTTCCGATATGCCACAGATTGGGTCGTTGTTATTTTTTAACTTTTGTCCTTCGTCATCGTCACTTTCAGACGATGATGACGAAGGATTTGCAGAGTACTGATTGACTATTTCAGTACAAATTACCTGTCGAGTTTTTTCGCGACCATTGGGCAAATTTGGGTTAACACCACATTTTTTTCCAAGGTCGACTATATCTTTCTTTTTATACTTGGAACTTTTTTCACAAGTTTTTAAATCAATATCGCACATTTTGTTGGCCTTTATTTATTAATAAAAAACAGCTTAACATTTCATTTTTCGTATTCAAGATCTTTTTGACCATAAATTGAGTTAACTCTTTAACCCTTTCACAGGCGGTGGGAAACCATACCCCTTCGGGGTATGGTTCCTCTGACCGCAAAGGCTTACCTTTCCGGGCAAATTTGCCCGGAAAAGAGTTAACCCGTTCGCGCGTTTCAAGTAAATGGGTTATCTGGTCTTACGACCGGGATATGGTTTCCTTTGACCACAAAGGGTTAAAGTATAATACACTTGGGTCGTCTGCTTGTTTTCAACTTTATTTTTTCTTCTGGTATTTCTGAGTTGAATAATACCATTGATTTTTCAATCATTAATTCGTTAATGTATTGGTCGCGAAGAGCCTTTAAATTCATCTCCAATTGTCTTTGAGTTGAAAATTCAGACAATTGCTCTTGCACACTCCAAACATTGAATTGTTTTTCCATTGTTGTCGGCATTTATTTACTTTAAAACGACTTCCACGCACCGAGCATTCGACCTTTTTTGACTTTCAGAGTCAATTTGTTGAAAAATGGAGTTGATAAAATGACATACTTTGGCGTTGATAGTAATACAAATGTTTTGCTCCATAGTCTTATAGCAAAAGTGACAAGAATGGAACTGGCTCTTGAAGTTTTTCAAACGAACTCAAAAGGGTGAAGGTGACCCTACATTGCCAAAAAATTTTAAAGAATTACGTGAACTGGTCATGCACTTGGCACAAAATGACGTTGAGAGAATAGAAGAAAGTAAAAATTGGACTGATATCATAGTTGAACAGTCGAAAAACATTAACGATCTCAAGACAAAAATAGATATAATAAATGCATAACACCGTTGTACTATTATTTTTTATCCATTGTTTGACTTATTTGGTGGCAGCATTACCAAAATATAATATGAGCGCCATTTATGCTGGTTTTGCATCAGATGAAATTTTTACACCCGATCAATATGCTTTTAATGTGTCGTGTTTAGGTTGTTTTGTTCCTTAACTCTTCGCGTTAACTCTTTTATACCTGAAAGGCATAAAAGCGCTTGTTTGTTTCAACTAGATATGATTGCTATCAATAATTGAATAAAGGTCGTTAGCATCCATAAAATGTTTTATATCTTTGTATCTTGACAAAAATTTTATATCATACAATCCAAGCATACACACTGAATAATTTTTTTCAATCAAATTCTTTACGGTGGTTAACAATCGACACACACATTTGAAATCGTTGTAAAGTTTTATAAAATTGGATGCCTCATAAAAAAAAGAGGTGTCAGAAAACGACTCGACATACATTGAATAGTAAAGTTCTTGAAGGTTTTCATATTTATGGATCAATTTATCCAAGACTGAAATATATGAAGTATCATTCATTTTTATTAACTAATAAATGGAGCCAAACAATTACAATGGAGTTCATATACTATCCGAAGCAGTTATAATGGGTGGAATATCCATGTATTTTTACAAAAAAATCTCTGAACTTGAATCGACCATAGAAGATTTAAAGAGTCAAATAACCATGCAAAACAATCAACTGCGATACTTGTTGGGGGGGCATGTACCTCAAACCAATGGAAACTTTTCAGGTTCTCAACAACCTCAACAAACACCTCTCAAAATTCCTTCCCAAGAGACATTAACTCGAAAACCACCACAAAAAGAAAATTTTTTCAACAACAGATCTGAACAAAAGTCAGGTCAATCATTACAATTTAATGGTCATACCGAAGCATCTATTCAAGAAATTGTTCAAAGTTCGATAGTTCAACAATCAAAACAGGTCAGTCTAGATTGTGAGAATGGTGTATGTCGCCTTGTTCCCAGACCAAAACAAAATGGTGATCAAAAAGAACCAATGGAAAAAAAGGTCGTCATATCCAAGATATCCAAGCAAATTGAATTCGATAGAGAAAACATGGAGCCTGATCACACTTCCAAAGTGAACACATTTGCAAAATTTTCACCCAATCCCTTACTTAACTCAGTTACCCCCAGACCAAGCATTAGCGCAAGTGAAACAACGGTTGAAAATGAATTGGAAAAAATTTTAAACGATATAGACGATGAATAACCTTCACATGCCATAATTTTAAACCCTTTTATACCTACCTGATAGGCATAAAAGGTAAGCCTTTCAAAGGACCAAAAGTTGACCATGCTGGCTTGCCAGAATGATGTGATCAAATATAACCATACCCCCGTGGAACTGGCCCCGGTAATGGAAAATTTCTCCATTAGATAATATAATTAATAAATGTCTACAAATTCAAATTTTAGATTATATGACCTGTGGCTCAATTAATTGCCACTGGAGGAGGTGGTGGTGGTCTACCATCAACCGGAGGTACTATGACAGGTAACCTCAATATGCAAATGCCATTCAAAGTGGTACAATGCGAGCCTCCTGTTGGTCCCTGCGATCTTACTAATAAAGCCTATGTTGATAGTTTAATTGGAGGTGGTCCTTTTCTACCACTAACAGGAGGTACTATGACAGGTGAGATATTGCAACCTTTAGCTCCATCAACCGGTAACTCGTTAGCTAACAAAACCTATGTTGATGCTCAAGTCACAGGTGCAACTATACCAGACGCGACCACGTACGCCGATACTAATTTTAATCAAAGTTAAACTTTGGCCATTGGTGGTTTAAATGCACCATCTTTAGCTATCTACTGTAATGTATACTATAAAAATAATGGAGGGTCCTTAGCAACCTTAATTCCATTATTTAATCGAGATTTGAAAACAGCCACAGGTACAACCGTGCAAATTGCGGGTGGTTGGATGGATTATTCATATTTTTAATTTATGCTTATTTTTAACCTTTAAAGGTTAAAAATAATTTCCACGTTAAATTTTTCGTGATCCTTGTTTTAGAGTAAATAAATGGATAAGCCTACGAGCATGTTTATACCAAGTATTTATAAAAGTTTGTCTAAAGAGACAATGAATGGTACTGCTGTTGTATCGGAAGAACAACAGAAAGTGCCCGATAATATTTCGAACTATATCAACTCTCATATCGAAAGGTTGATTAAACCACATTTCGAAACGTTTGAGAACGAAGACATAAAACCAAATATGTTGAGTCTGATACACGAACTTCAAGATTCTGTCGACAACGCAGTCAAGAAAACGGGAGACACCATTTCAGGATCACTTCATATTTTGAAGGTTCCTCAAGCCAAAATGGACGCTGTCAACAAAGAATATGTTGATTGGTTGTTTTTAACCCTATCAGAAAAACTTGAAGCCAAATTGTCTAAAAATTCCGACGTTAATTTGAACCATTTTAAAATCAAAAATATTCAAAGTCCAATTGACCTTAATGACGCAGCCACCAAAAATTATGTTGATCAAAAATTTGAATCTATGAGTGGTTATTTGAACCAGAATTTGCATCACTTATTTTCTAAAGGTCAAATATTAACGGCGTCAGTTAAAAAAACATTTTTCTTCAATCCTGGTTTCATTTGCCCACAAAAAATCCATATTGTTTCTGTTGGGTTCTCTACGTCACCCTATAAATATAAAATTGGTGAAAAATTGAAATATGGTGAAAAGAACCCAACAAAATTGTATTTTATGGTAAACAACGAAATAAGGAGTGAATACATCATTGAAAAAGATGTTCAACTTGGTCACATATTAAAGGAATTTGATGACCCTATTATTTTTGAAAAAGGAGACAATTTTATGATGGTTGTAGAGACCATGATCGAAGATGCATCGGTCAATATTTCATTCTATTAACCCTTTCAAGCCCAAATAATGGAGTATAATAAATGAGCGGTGACAGTATAAATACTTTGAAAATGGGTAGAGAACAACCATTAAGTTTGACAGACCTTGAATACACAAAAAGACTCTTGGAACCATTTGAAGATGTTATCGTCGAAAGGTTCACAACGCCTTCAGCAACGCCAACAAATAGAAACATTTTTATTTTGGTTGCAATAGGCCTTGTTTTGCTGATAAACTTTCCAAAGGTCAGAGAGAAGTCTGGGTTGAATAGTTATGTTTTATGGTTGATTTCAGCCTTTTTATTATTTGGAGTTGTGTACTAATAATTTAATTTTTATGCTTTCATTAAGCATAAAAATTATATCTATCTATTAATATTTGTATCTCCATTTAGGGTTAATTGAACCTCCAATTTGTTTAACAATTTCCCACAATGGTCTCTTTTTATTGTCAATTTTAACCTCTGGATACTGTTGTTTTAAATGGTTCTCGAAAGCAGTTCTCTTAATAGTATTGTTATCTGGACTGAACGAGGTTAAAGATTCCTTAATTGCGTCAATTGTATCTTGATTAAAAATCGTGGTTAAATCAACCTCTTCCTCCCCTATTCGTTGATATGAAATTCTTATTTTTTCAAGACGAAGAGGAGGTACTATAATAGGTTCATTGTTCATGGTATCCTCCACCATTTGATCTCGATGAAGATTGACAAATAAGAGAAATTCATCATTATGGTCAATTATAGCGTCAACACATTTTACCAACCAATTATAGTTGATGATATAGAGTTCTTTATTAGCATTCTCTCTAAATCCTCCGAGACATCCCAATAAAGCTTGTTCTATAGATCGATAACTAACCACTTTTCTGATGTACACGTAAAAGTGTGCATTTGAGTCAGATTTTCCACTGTTATACTGAGACAACCTAGATTTAACCAAGTCGAACGTACCACACCCACCTGGTTTAAATTTGGTTTCAAGCATATATTGCTCCGTTGTGGCAATATAGATATATTCTTGTGGTTCGACTTGTTTAGTGGCTTGGTTGAATTTGAGGGCTCGTTGTAACTTTTCTTTGGATTCTTGTTCTGCCTTGAGACGTTGTTCTTTCTCTTGGTTTAATTGTTGATCTTTTATGGCTAACAAAGACTTACTTTTATCTCTTTCTTTTTCAGCCTTTTTGACTAGCCAATTAGCTTGATATTCAGCGTATTCAAAACATGCTTCTTCCAAGTTTAAATAGTAGTCTCGAATCATATCAGAATGTTTGGTGTTAAGTCTCATTACTGCTTTTTTAAAGTTACGAGTATCCATTACAATCCAACGTTTTTGAACCAAGTTACCTTCGTTGACGTTTTGAAGTTCGCGCTTCATACTTGGATGTTCTAAAAAGCGTTGATCTGTATGGTCAATTTCTTCATATGGAATATTGTTGTTATCGAGAAGTCTTTTCCAACCTTGTTTTTGTAATTTGTATTCTCCCCCATAACCCAACCAATCTAAAAGTGGAGTGCGTACAAACACATATTGAAGTGGGGTAGGACCGGTCCTACCCCGTTTTTGTTCCAGGCTACCCTGGTTTTGTGGCATACTCCCGAGGATATGCCGCTTTTTACTCAAAGGATACCATAACTCTTGGAACCAGTCGCTACTAACATCTATACCAACATTTTTATTTTTTATAAAGGTAAACATATCCATAAACTCATCTTTTTTTGAATCAATATCGTTTATATCGATCATATTTATAATATGCTTAACTTGATCATAGAACTCAATTGAGACCCAAGAAGCGATGTCTAAAATTAATTCTTTAGGTACATACGTACCAGTAGTTAGTTGAGTTTTAAGATCTTTGTTATCGCCTTTGATTTCGTAGCAGAGGGCCAGATCGAGCCCTCGGCTTTCTATATAATATTCAACCATTTTTTTAGATTTTTCCAAGCGACTCCATTTTTTACCACCATTAACGCACAACTTCGTTGCATTAAAACAACCGGTAGCCTTATCGATGACTAATTTAAAGTCTCCAAAGAGACCATAGTAGAAAGTATCCTTGATATGCTCATAGGTACATTCAGATAATTCAATGTTTTCCATCGTATAGTTTATTTACCTTAAATTTTGTTAAATATTTCAATTTTTTATTTTTTCGAAAATTTCAAAAATATTCTTCGATAATGGTCAAAAGAACCATTATCAACCCAAAAAGTGGTTACTAGGCACTAGCAAATTTTATGGTTATCTCAATCATTAAACTGAAAAATTGAAATTTTTCCTACTACTACCCTTGCCTAGGAATGCATATTGAGAACAATTGAAAAGGTGGATTTTTTATGCTTTGTTTAAGTATAAAAAATTAAAGTTTCTTTTTTATTGTAATTTGAGAAGTGCAGTCGGATTAATCTTCATCACTATCATCATCATATTTACGGTTCCATGTGTATCCTTTTAGAACCCTATCAGTTTCAGCCAATGCATACTTGTTTTTAACCATTTCGATAAATTCATGTTTATTTAAGGTTATCATCTTCCCTGAAAACGAATTTATGTACCAGCTCTTAAAACTGACGTACATATCGTCAAATGTGATCTTGTGATCACTGTTGTCTGTTTTAATGTATGTTTCCTCCATAAAGAATGCCAACACATCGCATTTAGCCTGGTATTTTATCTTGGCCTCGTTTACCTTGTCGGGTATAGTTGGTTCATATGAACCATCTCTTCGTGTTTTTTCTTTCTTTATAAAAATTTGGATTAAATACCACCCTAAAGCTTTAGCTAACGATTCTAGGCGGTCTTTTTGCGTCATCTCTGTGTCGCACAGAAATATCTTCTTTTCTCTTTGTTCTTTCAAGGTTGGTGGACATTTCTCTCGCGATACAAATTTGGCTTCAAATGGGATAATTCGAATTCTATCCCAAGTTGCATCGACCGCGTCTTTGAGACAAGGCAGTTCATTGCATATACATAGCATTTTGAACATTGGAGTAAAGTCACTTGATTCGGAACCTTTTTGAAACAAGTCTCGACAAGGTAAAGAATCACCACCAGTTAGAACATTTAATGATCCACTCAAGATTTGTTCCGTTTTGCCCCATTCATCGAACACTCCCCATCTAACACCGCCTCTTAGTCTACTCAATTGTGGATTGGGTTGACCGGGCTGAATACGTTCCGTGAGTACACTCGTAGACAGCTTGATTGCAAATTTTTTACCCAACATGGTCTCAAACAGACGTTGAGTGACAGATTTCCCGTTGTTTCCGTTGCCTGTCCAAAACATTGCAATTTTATCTCTGTTGCCGCCCCTAAACACCTCGCATGTCTGTTCAATAAAATACTTGCGAACACTTTTATCTGGGCAAATTTTACGTAGAAAATTGTTCAAATTTTTAATTTCGTCACTTTCATCGTTTAGGGTCTCGTCAAAGTGTATACTCAAAGTTTTGGACAAGTAGTCAGATTGTAACCCCTGTCTGAATGAAAGAGTTTCAAAGTCAAACACACCATTCTTAAATGCGATGATAAGTGGATTGTCATCCAATAACTCGGAAAACTCTTCGTTGTAAAATAAAACTTCACACATTTTAATAATACCATTTTGAGATGTAAAATTTTCTAGCTTGTTTATAGCCTTATTGATATCTTGTTTTTTTGCGGTTAAGATAGCCTTATTTTTCTTGGACAATTTTTCCTTCTCTTCTTCATCGTCACTATCGCTCTCTTGGCCACTGTCAGTGTCAGTGTCTTCTTGATACAATATCTCCATTATTTTTTTCTTAAATTGTTTGTATTTTATAGAGATGTGCTCAAGCTTAAATCGAAATTCTTTCAAAACTTTGACGGGTGCCCAAATTGTTCCATTAAAAGAATACCAACCATCATCGGAGAAAATATACTTGTCGGAAAACATATCCAACAATAATCTGGCCAATGGTGCATCGGTAGTCATAATTTCAACCATCATCACACTATCAAACAGGTTGTTTTCGTCCAAAAATAGTCCATGCGACTTTTCAACAAATTCATTGTACTTGTTGACGCTGTCCTGTTTTGCGTACCATCTCAAAGACCCCATACTTTTCGTTTGTCCATGTTTAGGGTCTCTTTTCTCCATTTTTTCCCACATCTCCAAACATGCATCTTCGTCATAGTTGTCGCTATTCTGGCTCCATTCGTTCCAAATTTTGAATGCTTCTTCGCAACCATGTCCAATGTTGAATAAAATAATGCCAATATCCCACCACGAGTTGTATTCGTCAGCTCGAGATGTCTTTAAAATTTTAAGGAGTTCTTTAGCCTGAAGTAAATTTTTTTTAATAGTGGCGCGATCTTCCTTAACATCAATATTTTTCAACTTTTGTTTCAAATAGACCTTGGTTGGAACCTTTAAATCTGTTGGCGTCTTTACATTGAAAATTTCTTTCTTGATTGGAGACACACTCAACAGTTGGGGTAACAAGTCCATAACATTTGAATCGTCAACATTTAAGCTCTCCTCATCCCTGGCGAAGAACTGTCCAAGTTTAAATGCTTCCGATGGTTGAATTTTAACCAATTCATGATTATAAATTTCGGTTAATTTGTATGGTTTCAACTCCTCAGACTTTGAACTTCCATACATCAACCAACATTTACTGGTCACATCATCCACAAAATTTTCAGGACTTTCAGTGTGGTCGGAAAAGAGCTTCTTTCCATTTCCAAGCTTGAAAGAGCTGATGTTTTCTTTTATTTTTGGAATAATGACGTTTTTAACCTTATCCTTGTCCAAAAACAAATATGGAAAATGAAGGTGGAATCCATTCTTTAAAAAGTTGCCCGATGTGTAAGGTTTTTTTTCCAAGACAACACATGTCAACGCTTTTTCAGTGTGTTCCAAAACATGTTTTTTTATGGTTTCTTGAAAGCACTTGATTGTAGCCAATAGTTCTTCGTTCGTGTACAAGGTTCGAATGTTCTTAAAATTTTGAACTCCTTCAGAGTCAATTTTTATGTCAATGTCTCCAAGAAGCGGTACATAATCACCTTGTTTTTCGGCTAAACATACAGGTACATTGGAAGTGACAAGTTGGTTATAGTTTTGATAAAATTCGTGGTCGTTTGTCGCCGAAAGATAATAATGGCCGGTTTTGTTTCCCATAGATACATGAGTATACCCAGAAGATCCATTCAGACCATTATTTTTGGATGTTTTAAACAACGAGTAACAATGGTTCTTTACATCATTATCGTTGTGTGCACCTTGAGGTGCGTGATATACGTCGTGTAATGCTTGATTCATAGTTTATTTATGTATTTATTTTTAAATAAAAATCATTTTTTTATTTAAAGGATGATGTGAACCTATCAAAAAGATTTTTTAATCTATAAATATAGATTAAAAAACACCATTCTCGCATTTTTTATTTTTTCAACATCGCTTTGATTTTTTCGGCCATTCACTTGAAACGTGCCACATGTGGCACGTTTTACTGTGATAGGTCGACCCGTTCGCTTCGCGAAAAGAATGTATAAATAAATGGATATCAAAAAAATGTTTCTGACCGTATTAATGGCACTATTTGCCTTGTTTCAACCTATTAGTGCTTTTGGGGTGTGTGATCAACAATGTCTTTCCGATTGTACTAGCCCAGTACCAGATAATGGTGGTAAATGCACTCAAGCATGTATGACAAAATGTTGTTTTAAATATTAAAAATATTTTCTGAATGGTGGACTATACCCAAAATTGTGGTTATCAAAAAAACAAGTTGTTGTAAGGCTAGCGGATACTGTTTTCTGAAGGAAAAATAACCAATGCAGATAGAGTTGGAAACAAACCATAACAAGAACCCTTCCATAACTCCAAAAGCAATGCAGATAGCTCCGAGGACCGAAATGACAAATATGGTCGTTTCTATCCAAAAATTAAAAGTTTTCCAAATAGGCGGTGTTGATCCTTCCTTCACTTCTTCTTTGGAAAAAGTGAATCTTCCGACTTTCTTAGTCGGATTTAAGGGTGCGGCGACTTCAATATCAATATTACTCATTCTTTATTAACTCTTTTATCTTTTTTATGCCTCAAAGGCATAAAAATACTTTAACTAACCCACGACCTATCACTAGTGATAGGTTAATGCATCATTTTAAACACGCTCGTTTTATAGCTGAAACAAGCTTGGATTCAGTCATGTCACCAAGTTCGATATAATTGTCTTTGAAAATAAATTGGGTTTTCAATGCTGTATTTGGACCATATTTTGATCGAATAAAACTATACATGTCACCTTTGGAAACGTAGTCCATTTCCAATTTATATTCAACATAGCACAACTCTTCCATATTTTTTAGTGTTTCTTTACAATCCTTCTTGTTACCATAAATTAAATAGTATCTATCATTGACATGATTTGACTTCATCATGTCGATTATACTCAATACAACTTTGTCCAGTTCTTTTCCACGAACTGAAACAGCGGTTTGAAAAATAAGTTCTTCAAATGGACATATTTTTACAAGGTACAATGTATCCTTTTGGATCTCAAGTTTTGGAGAGAACAAATCATTCAATTGTATGGTCAATTTCTGCTTCGCAACTCTGTGGTTATAATGAGTCTTCATAAAGTCTTTAAGGTCAAAAATAACCTCTAAAATTTGATCGATTGGATTAATCAAGCGATGGAGGTAGTATAAATAATCAAGGTTCAAGAGACCTTTATTTTTACAATAATAGTTTGAAGTCTCTATTTTAGCCGACTGCTTTGCTTTAAGGTCATTTGTCTCCACAATCACATATTCCAATCTGCTACCCTCATTGCGCATTTGACCACGTCTCTTAATTTTTTCCAATAGTTGAATATGGGCTGGAAGTTTTGAGAGATACCAATCTGTCTCTTCTTGTGGTGTCTCGATACCTTCTTGTTCTCGAATATCATCGGTTAAAAATGGAACATTATATTGTCCAAGAGTGGCTCGATGTAACCCTTTTTCATTCAAAAAATATTGTGCTTGAAGATTACCATAGTCGCCGGTTGCCTTTGTGATGATAAAGTCTTCAATTGGTAGGGTATGATTAAACATAGAATTTATGTCGCCTGTCAAGGATGAAACAACCTTTTGTTTCAATATCTCTATTGACTCTGTATTTTCAAAGATAATTTTAACCACATTTTCATATGTCTTGCGAATAAAGGCGCTGTTATCCCTTCGATTCAACACAACACCTCTTTTTCCAATTTCAGGGTTAATTTTACCATCTCGAGATGATGACTGGTACATGTAACGTTTTTTAGTCAAGATTAGAAATTTTTTATACACCGCTTCTTCAAATTCAAGCTTCATTGGTGGTGGAAACAGACCAGAAATCTCATCTGCAACTTTAATGGCATAATCCCACAACTCGGGTATAGTAAATTTTTTATCATGGAAAGATACATAGGAACTATTATGTACAACAAGTTGTCCAATTCCTGCTGCAAAGTGATGATTACCTGTTTGAATGTCGTATATGTAATCACCGTCATATCTATACAAAGCTTTCTTCTTTATGGCATTTGGAACCTTGCGTAATGCTTTTGTTGGAGTTGACCCCGTCAACTTATATATATTAGGTTTGTCATCTCTGACGTTTATGCTAACTTGATACCCAACACTTTTCATCAAATAAAATAATTGGGCTGATCCAATTTGACCTTTAAAACTTATAGAAATAGAAGGATCTTTTTTAGATCCATCGCCAGCATAAAATCCCATAAAAAACGCCTGACGAATTTCTATGGGCGCTTGAAGGATAATATCGGGTATTTTTTTATATTTATCATGATAAAATAAGTCACGGTAATTTTGAACCATATTGTTATCACATTTACTTCCATCGGCCATAAAAAGACCCCATATAAATGCAATTTTTGACGTTATGTTTTTATATTGAAATTGTGGAATACTCTCGGGGCATAGCCCCGAGCTACGTAGGCCGGCGAAGTCGGCCGTAATACAATAATCTTCTATATCTTCAGATGTCAGCTTGTTTGGATATAAAGGTTCATCAGGTGTATCTTCGGGAAGTGGCAGTCCAGTAACACAAAGTTTGTCTCCAATTTCGACTTCTTGCGGGGTAACACAGTTCAAAGTTTCAGATAACAACGAATGGTTATCTGAGCATACAACAGTACCAATGTGTGTTGTTACACGGGTCATTGTCTCTAGTGGTTTACATCGAACCACATTTTCAATTTTTGTAAATCCTCTATCTGACCAAATGGTATATCCTTCCTTTGGAGTTGAAATTTCTTTATTTGGATTTATTGGTTTCCAGTCACCCTGACTTAATTTGTCTACAGTTGTATAGAATATTTCATCTGTGATATTATTTTTTATTAAAATAGGGCTATCTTTAACCAGACAATCAGTATCTCCATACACTAAAGTTCCTCCGTATTTTGATTGGAGAGTTTCAGCGGCAACGTTAATATTCTTACGGCCCATGTATGTTACTGACATTGCAACTGGCATAAACGGTAACATGCCAGCTTTAACTCCGGTGATACCATACATTGAATTTGCTGATATTTTGTACGCAAGTTGTCGCTGGTTTAAAATATCTATGGTTGTTTGAACCTCTTTATATTCATGTTCATTTGTTATTGTTTTAAGGCTGTCTTTAAGCTTACCCATTTCTTTTCTGGTCTCCTTTCTTGCATCTAATAAAGATTGTACAACTGTTGGAAGTACACCTTTAAATTCTGGATGTTCTTCTGTGACCTTTAAGAACCTGTATTTTCGTTTCTCGCACATTACATTTTTATTTAAACTTTTGGTTATTTCCGACCTTTGTTTTCGAAGTTGACTAACCAAAGTTTTATCGTAATTTTTCTTAGAAGTCAGTTCATCAATGGTCTTGGTAAGCTTAGCTTTTTCAATAACTTTTGGATCATGTTTGCAACTGATATGGTCTTCCCACTCCATAATATGACACAATTCATCTGGTATGGTTGGATCAAATGCGCAAGTCGAATAATCAATGTTATAGGCTATGATCAACGATGGATAAAGTGCGCTAAAGTCCAGTGGAACCACATTTTCATAAAGACCTGGTTTTGGCACAAAGATATGAGCACCAACATATCTTTCGTTTTCTGATACGGTGTACCCATCTTTTTCTGGAACAAATTTATTTTCAAGACAATATTTATAAAGGTTCGAATAAACCTTTATTTGTTGGCCTTTAGTGAACAGGGTGATCATGGGTACGTTACATACGACGGCCATTTCTGACAAACCATACCATACGTTGAGCTTCTCCATCAATTTTGTCACCAACATTGAATCTTGCATACAATACTTACCACAAATCGACATGTACTTTTTGGACAAGTTGTCAATTTGCAACTTTTTCACCTTAAGATGATGCTTTGTTTCCAATAAATCAAATTTTGCCTCATTAACAACCATATATCTCAGATCTTCATATTTTATTCTGAAATTATCTCCATCACCCAAATGTTGAATTTTTGCCGTTATATTTTTTATTGATGCAGCGTGGTTCGTAACCATAAAAACATCCGTTACTTCTTCTTCAAACGTCAAACTTTTAAGGTCGTCTTCACTATCAACTCCAAACAATCCATAAAGGTTCTTTTTAACCTTTATTATCAACAATAATTGAGTCTTGATCCCTTCTCGATAACAACGAAAGATACTTTTAGGGTCCAAATCATCCTTTGTTTCTCCGATAAAATGGGTAGAGACTGTTTTAAGCTTGTAATCGTTCAATTTGAAATCTCGTTGGACAACCGGTAAAAGGTCAATGTAGAGCCTACCTTCACAATCCAAGAATTTAAATTCTTGATTTTTGTATGCTGAAGATGACCATTTAATTTCCCGTTGTATCCCCTGTTTTTCTTTGGCAAAGCCTTGTTGGGACCATTCTGGGTAGATGCATTTATGATTGGATCTATCCATTAAATATGGGATATCAAAATTAAAGATGTTGTAACCAATAACAACGTTTGGATTTTTTTCGTTTACAAGGTCTCTATAACCCATTAATAATTTCTTTTCTGTCGGATAAGATAGAACCTTGGCACCAACCACACTTTCTTTTGGTTCTCCAAGCGATAGCAAATATTTATCATAAGTCTGACTACCCAACCGAGAGAACACACATGATATCTGAAATATGACATCTCCTGGTCGAGATGCCTTGGGCATAGTCACTGTGTCTTCAGAGTTGACTTCCAAATCAAAGCTTAAAATAAGCGGTTTTGGAATTGTGGTCTTTTTAGACCTTGAAATTGGTTTTTCTTCGGATGTTTTCCGATAAAGGTTCAAATCGACCAAAAATTCTCGATCACAACTGGTAAATTTATCTTGTTCGTCAAGGATCTCTGTACCTTTAAATTTTATCCATCCAGCTGTGGGTAAATTATACTTTGAAGTTAATTGAAGACGCGGACATGCATCTTGACCATGTACATGAAATTTAAGGTTCCCCAAACCTGGAATTCTTTGCGGTACTTTAAGTCTGTTGGGAAAGTTGAACTTTAAATCTTTATATGATGCAAATGAGCATAACAAATACGGAAATAATTTATGGACATACTTACCTTCTTTCGTTTTTTTTAAATTGGCACCATACAATTTTCTACAAAATTTTAAGGTACATTTGATGTTTGGAAACATTTGTCGAAAATAAAGGTACAACTTCTCCTTATTCCCGATATTTTTCCAATTAATGTGAGTGGGCATTTCGACCCATACAAATGGTCGAAATCCGTTAACAGCCACACATATATTTTTATTTTGGTCATCGAAGCCATAAATTCGAATAAATGTTTCATCTTGGTACTCTTCATCCAGATGCCAAGAATAAGCATAAAATTCATAGTTTGTTGTTTTAGTGTTGATATTATCCATTCTTTATCTTATTATTTTTTCCTCAGACAAAATCATTTTTTATTTCACACAATAACTATGATTATTTAAACCATTCACCCTCTCGTTTTATTTTTTGATGCCCTTTGGGCATGAAAAATTTATTATTTTAAGCTTGAATTTGGTCACTCAATAAACATACTCAAACCATTCAAAAACTGCTCTATTCACACAAATTGAAGCTTGTTTTAATCATTAATTTTTTATGCTTTAGTAGCATAAAAAATTTTCAAGTTAACACCTTTGAGTACATCTTCTACAAACTTGTGTATTCAGTTTGCACTTTAAGTCCATATTTTCTCTTTGTAAAGGTAACAACTGAGCCTGAAGAGACATTCTCTCTCTGTTGATTTGATCGCGATTTGTTTTTGTTGTTTGTAACTTAGATTCTAACTTAAGTTTTGTTGACTTCAGACAAGAATAATAGAAGTTAATGAACAAAACAAGCATCAATTTGCGCTTTCATATCTTTGAAAAATTTAAAGTCTTCTTCAACATATTTTTTTTCAAGCTCAATTTCTTTGGAAATTTGTTCGAATCCTTCTCTGATCTCTACGTGTCCTTTCTCTACATCAGCAATCATTTCTTCCAATTGAGCTACTAGAAACCAACAACGGGCTTCATCTTCAGTAGTCATAATAATGGGATCTGTCAAAGTGTTAATCATCTTTATTTAATAAATTTTGAAAAATATAATTTGAAGGGACCTAAAATAACAAATTCCACTGGCCAGAAAGGCTTATCTTTACCAGGCAAATTTGCCTGGTAAAGAGTTAGTGGTGGATTTCAAGATATAATAAATGATTGACGTAGTCTTAATAATTATTGCCGTTATGTTTGGTACACTGTTGTATGACAGAAGTAAACGTGGCAAATGGGCAAATTTGCCCGGAAAAGAGTTAAAAGAAGGTTTCAGTTCACCTTACACTCTGGCAAACAAACCAATGTGTTCAAAGGGTGACAATGGACCTTATGAAATATCAGCTCGAAATACCGAGTATACTTTTGATTTGCCTCAAGGTGGCAGTGTGACCTTACCAGAGGCACAAATATTTACACCATCTTATGCTGGATTTTTGAACAACTATCAAACCTTTGGTTCTTCTGGGTACGCGCCTGGAGTCTCAGATAGAGGTCAATTTAGTCCATACTCTATGAATGCAAATATGGAGACTTATCAGCCTATAGATTTTGATAACAATATTGCATCTCTTTATGGTTACAAACCCGATGGTTACGATACCACGCCTAAAACAACCATAGTTACCTGCAGTGAAAACGATGGTCTTATGGGAATGAACAGGTGGTGTGGCTGTGAGTCTCTCAGCACCGGTGGTACAACAGAAACCGCTACAAGACGTCTTTTTGGTGGAGTTAACCCTAGAACATTGATCCCCCCAAAAATTGTACCACCAATCACTGATATGGAAGAATGGGGTACAGACAACTATAATATACACTCTGCTACCAACAACTACAGATCGGACGAATTATTCTTGTCTGGATACGTCACTCTTGACGATTGCAAGTGTAGAGGAGTGTGTAATTGTGTACAAAAGTGGAATAAACCATTAATTAAAGAAGGATTTTATGAAAATACAAGTGGTTCAAATCAACCTAATTGGCCAACCAATTCAACAAATATCAGTGGTCAATTGGGTCCATTAACAACACGAACGAACAGCAACTGTAGAGGAACCTTAAAAACCGATTGTGGCGGTGAAAATTTGTCTTCTGCTGTTGCAGACCACAATTACATCAGTCCATACGACGTTTCTGAACAAAGGATAACAAGACCACAAATTTTGCAAAATTACGGTGTGTCAAGAGTTCCTGAAAAATCCGTTTACACCAGTATAACAGATGGTAACGATTTGATGTTTATCGAACAAAAAGGTCGTAAAGGTCCAAAGGCGCCTTATTCTACCGATTATATCACTGGAGACGAGCCAAGTATGATTTACGATCCCAGAATGGTTGGGTATTCCGACTCGAAGAGAGGATATGTGGATAAACTTTTAGGTCAACCAAAATTTTATTATGATGATATTAATGCTGCTCGAGCACCCAATTACATCACTCGAAACAAAATTGACATCTACTCTTTCGGTGAGTCGACTGGAAGACTCAAAGATCCCAGAGATGCTCGAACATGTGGGGACAACAATCAATTGGCCGTAGAAGAGTTCCATAACTCGGCTTTACAACACAGATCGGACATGATGCAATCACTCATGAGCAAGAGAAACGGAGAAATGTGGCAGTTGAGAGAGTTCCCAATTTCCACCAACGGTCAACGTATGTCAGGTGGAACATCAAAAATATAATCAAGCAAAAAACCATTATAAATCCCTATCAAACGGACATCGTTTACCTTTGACCTATGGTCAAAGGCTTATGCATTCCTTGGCAAGGGGGTACCCCACGGAACATAATCAAAATTTCAATATTTCAAATTTTATGCTTGTTTTAAGCATAAAATTTGCTAGTGCCTATCAACCCCTTTTGGGCTTTGAAAGGTTCAAAGAACCATAAAAAATTTTTAAATAGTAAAAATTTTGGAATTTCCTTATTACCTTATAGTTCTATTTTAGTCTTGATCCCCATACCATTAAGTTCTTGTAATAAATTTTTGAAAGAATATGGTATGTTACACCTTTTAATATTAAAAGAACTACACACGTGACATTTTTTAGAAGTAGATGTAATCATACCACAATCAGTGCATACATCGACTTGGAAAGGGTCACTATACAAAAACATTCTTTCATTCAAAAACTGGGTTGCGCCATGCACTAAAATACAGTCTTTTTCCATTTCGCCAAATCTTAAACCTCCACCCTGTGAACGACCACAATTTGGTTGACGATGTAAGGTTGTAACTTGACCGTGAGAGCGAGCATGCATTTTGTCCTTGACCATATGCTTTAGTCGGTGGTAGTATGTTGGTCCAATAAAAATTTTGCTTTGTATACGTTGACCAGTGAAACCGCAATACATTGTTTCACCGCCAGTAGAGTCAAAACCATGCTTTGTCAACTCTTCACATAATTCATCCAAAATTGTGGTTGAATTCTCCATAAACGGATTTCCTCGTTTGAATTTTGGTTGTGGATTGGTTAGGTACAATTTCCCCATAACAGTTGCAATAATTTGATTTATGGTCATTCTTGATGGTATACAATTTGGGTTGATGATAATATCTGGGGTCATTCCAGAGCTTGTAAATGGCATATCTTCTTGTGGATAAATCATACCACATGTTCCTTTTTGAGCCATACCAGAACAAAATTTGTCCCCAATTTCTGGTATACGGAGTTGACCTATAACAACTTTGACTCTTCTGCAACCATCAACAATATTATCGGTTATGCGGTCAACATAACCATCTTCTCCTTGTTGGACAACAATGCTGTTGTCTACTATTTTCTCTTCTTCATTTTTATTTTTTATGGTTATTTTACCCACTAACACATCTCCTTTTTTGACTTTTTGACGTAATCTGACAATTCCATTTGGTCCCAATAAACCATAATTGTAATCACGAACTTTTACAGAATCTATGGGTATATCTATCCTTTCTTCGACTATACCGTTTTTTGTTTCTTCCGCGGTATAGGTGTTGTAGGTTGTGGTTCCAAATAACCCTCTTTCAATAGATGCTTTATTCAAGATAACACTGTCTTCTTGATTGAATCCGGTATAACATGCGATAGCAACAATAGCGTTGATACCGTTGGGGTAGTCGTTGATCCCATTAAATTCTGCAATGTCTGTGGTAACAAGTGGTTTTTGTGGATAATTCAGAGTGTGGGATACAGTTTCAGTTTTGAGATTATGGCATGGAATGAAACCAATGGCCTGTTTAACCATCGAAGAGTAAAAACAATTTCGAGCAGATTGGGTTCTATCCGAAAATGGTATGATTCCAGCCACAATACCAAACATTCCGCAAGGGTGCAATTCCATCATATTATATGATGTGTTGGGGTTTTCGGTGATATCAGAAGGTTCCATTGCAACATTGTTAGACATAACCTCGTTTATGTCGATGTATTTGATCAATTGGTGGTCGAGAAAAAATTTGAATGAAGGTTCAATTTGACCTTTATTTTGAATTAGTTCTGAAATTTTTTTCAAATCAAAGACAGGTCGAATCAACCTACCAGGATCAGAATATATTTCAATGACTTTAAGACTGTGATTAACCACAATACTTATATTTGTATCGTTCAAAAAATTTATTTGATGTATGGTGTCAGCATGACCATACAAAAACGGTGAACCATTAATGAAAATAGGGAGACAATTGTCCTTATTTTTTTTCAAACATTTACAAAGAACAAGTTTCTCAAAATGGTTAATTGAATCCATAATTTCACATGTTGAAATACCAGTTGTAACACCGCAAAAAATAGACATGTTCAAGACTGTACCAACCCCCTTTCCCTCGGGTGTTTCAACTGGACATATAAGAAATGAACTGGAAGGATGAATCTGCCTTATTTCAGATGTTTTTGCTTCTTTACCATCTTTGCTTTCAGGTATCACCACTCTTCGCAAACTGGAGTAGTTTGCGAGCAGTGAGACTTTTGGGTTCACAACCTGTGATACCCCAGTTCTTATATAAGTATTTCTCTGTACTCCCCAATAACCAGACGAAAAACTGTACAATATTCCCGTTGTTATACCCGAAGTTCTGAGAAAATTTGAAATATCTGGTTTTCGATTCTTGATCTGAGCCACACAGGTCTTTTGGAACTTCTTGTACAACAACCGAAACAAGAAATAGTACAGTTCTCCGGCTGTTTCAACTCTTTTATGGTTATAATCGTCCCTATTATCAACTGGAAGATCTCCACCCAATGTCAAAAGGTATTTTTTAATCATAAAAGCCAATAAATCCACACGTTGTCTTTTGGTCGATGTTATCCCTAAATGTGGGAATAAATCCATATCTAAGCTTTTTTGGATGTCTTCGATTGTTAGTCCACTTGTGACCCCATCTTTGTCTGCACTGACACTGACATTACGAAAAACTTTGACCAATGTTTCTTCATCGTCACTTTCAGAGTCACTTTCATCACTATTATCGCCGACATCAGAAGTTGAAAATTCTTCGAAACAGTTATTTTTTATGGTTTCAATGAACTTATTGTATTTGTGTGGAAGATTAAATAGATTGTGGAACTTATTACCCATAAGTTCCGGATTAAATCCCAACGACTTAAAAATTACACCCACTGGTATATCGACCATTTTTCCCTTTAATTTGAGTGATACAACAATTTTGTTCTTTACCATTTTGACTTGAACAGACGTAGAATGGAACGTTTCATCGCACATGCTTCTCATCTCACAAATCAACACATCGTCTTTTTGTGATGTTGATTTTATGAAACATAATGGTTTATTGTAAGCCTTTCTCACCTGACTGATTAAAACTCTTTCTTTGCCATTGATGATAAAATAACCACCTTGGTCTGCTGTTGAATGACCGTTCAAGGTTTCATTTTCTTGTGGTGTAAAACGTCTTAAATGACATGAATCGGATAAGAGCATAATCGGTATCTTGGCTATGGGGACTCGGTATTGTTCGTTGATTTGTGGCGGTCTTCCTTCATTGTTTTCAATAGTTTCAATTATATCAACACATACATTACCCGTGTAACTCAAATCCTTGTTTCGGGCTTCTTGCGGATACAAGTTCCTTATAATTCGATCATCATCAATAATGGTTGGTGGCTCCACACAAATATTACTGAATTTTAAAGTGTAACTATCATACTTGGATGATTCATACTTTATACTTGGTTCGTTATTTATGATGTTTTTTAACCCTTTAACGACGAACCAATTAAAGGTATCAATCTGGTGCTTTACGAGACCATTAATATTAAAATAATCCTTCACTATATTTAATCGAGTTTCCTCGCATAGTACAGATGAAAGATCTTGGTAGACCTTGATAGATCTGGGTTGTTTGAAATCATAGTTGTTCATAGTGCTTGTATTTATTTTTCTATTTTTTATGGTTTAAAAAATCATTTTATTCAGGCTATAATAACAGTCAGACAAATCCAAAAGCGAATAAATAAATATGGAAAATATTAATTTTAAGACTTATGGCCAGATAGCACAATTAATTGCTTCTGGAGGTTCGGGTTCGAGTCTACCATTAACCGGTGGCACATTGATGGGTAATTTGAACATGGGACTACCATATAAAGTTATACAGTGCCAAACGCCGGCAAATGCATGTGATCTAGTCAACTTGGGCTATGCACAATCGACATATTTGTCTTTAACGGGTGGAACTATGAGTGGACCAATTGTTCAACCATCTCCACCTGGCCAACCCAACGAACTTGCAAATAAGGCTTATGTTGATGGTTTGATTGGAGGTGGTCCTTTTCTACCATTATCTGGAGGCACTATGGCGGTGCCATAGTCCAACCAGTGGCTCCTTCTAACCCTAACGATCTTACAAATAAGGCTTATGTTGATGGTTTGGTCACACCAGATGCAACAAATTTAGTCAACGGTAAGGTCAGATTAGCGGGCGATTTAGGTGGTACTGGTACAACGGCAGCAGCTCCAGTGATTTCAGACTCGGCTATCACCAACGTTAAGATGGCCAATATGAGCGCTGTAAGTCGACTCAAAGGCTCAAATTCGTTATCACAAGCTGTCACAGACGTATCTCTGGATCCAAGTTTGAGTATGTCAAATGCCGGTGTGCTTAGCGTCAACTCAACCACTCTTTCAACGACTTTTCTTCCACTGGTAGGAGGCACTATGAGCGGTGCCATAGTCCAACCAGTGGCTCCTTTTAACCCTAACGATCTTACAAATAAGGCTTATGTTGATGGTTTGGTCACACCAGATGCAACAAATTTAGTCAACGGAAAGATTAGACTGGCGGGCGACTTTGATCCAACAAGTACGGCGGTTGCTCCCACGATCGGAGTTAACAAAATCACTTATGCAAAAATTCAGCAAGTTTCACCTTCTTCTCTGTTGGGAAATTCTACAGGTGTTTTGGCCAACGTACAAGAAATTGCTCTAGGAAGTCTTGTCTTCTCCTCAAACATTTTAAATAGCCCAGTATCATTCTATTCTGGCACAGACCCAAATGTCACCATTCCGACTGACAGAGCATCTGCAAACAACACTTTGTATATGGGTTCTGACAACTATCTGTGGAATTGGAATGGGTTTCTTTACATGCCATTAACCCCCAAGAAACTTGTTGCCTTCTCAAAGACCACAGATAATCAAAATATGGTGTTAAACGACCTAGTTGAATTTACGGCTTTATCCATAGACCGCCAATCAACTCAGGGTTTGACCATCGAAGATGCAACTAACGGATCCATATTTACGATAACTTTAGATCCAAATATAGACCATCAGTTTTATTAAAAATGACAGTGTCTATTTCTGGGTTGTACACATCTGCTATTGCCAAATTTTTTACATTTAATTTGACCGAGTCATCTAACACTAATGGTCCAGAATGATTTTGATAAACGATGGTTCGGCTGTAACCGGTACACATATATATTCTGAAACTTTATCGATAGTACCTGGTACTATCGATATTGGTGTTAGATTGAGAAACATCACAGGTCCTGCCAATATAAGCATTGGTAATGGTAGTAGTATACCATTACCTTATCGATGGATACTTTTTGAAGAACTTTGAGGCAGTAAATAAATGCAAGAATTAATAGCCATTTCAGTGTTGCTTTTAGCCTTAGTTATTGTGCTTGTTGGGTACAATATAAAATCTGTACCACCTGTAGTGCAATAATCTGTTCCAGTATCTGGGCCAATTGAACCACAACTTGTACCAATTTATTTTCCAAGACCAATTTATCCATTTCCTCGTATGGGTTATCCTATAAGACGGTTTCCACCACCATTGAGACCTCCAATTAGGTACTAATTATTATACTTCTTCTTTGATCCCTAAAAAGGGATGAAAGAATTTTTTTAGATTAAGTCGACATTTTAACAGTTTTAACAACTCTTTTGGTTGGTTTAACCTCTTCTTCTTCGTCTTCGCTACTACTCGAATTAAGGTCGCTTTCCTCCTCACTTTTATCAGATGCTTTAATATTTTTGATTGCACTTCCACTTGGTCCGTTTCTCCTTACAATCAATGCTCTCGGCTTGTATGCTTCAATCCACTTTGAAATCAAAACATCATTGACTCGAACTTGTAAAGCTACTTTTGACCCAACAAAAATACTTTCAAATCTTAAGGCCACTTTTATCCTTCCTCGTTTATCCAAGATGGTTTTTGGATCTTCAATAATCTCGTCGGTTTCATCCATAAAAACGGTGATAAATTCTTCTTTTTTCTGGTTAAACATGACCTTTGGATAAAGTTTAGGACCATCGGCATCGCCAATTTCATTACTCTTCCATGATAATCCTTTCATGGTGTCAATCAACCCTTTCAATTTTTTGAACTCGCTGGTTTTAAGATAATGGCGGCATACAGCAGCCATTTCTTCATATTTTGCAGACCATTTTATTTCTTCATCTTTAGGGTTCTCTCGGTCATAAAGACACAAAGATATTTGATAAGAAATACTGTTCGTGTCTAAGGTGTTTCTGGACACTCCAAAAGAGAACACTTCTTCTGATGAAAATACCAATGGTTTATGCTCTTCAGCCATCACTTTCAGGTATTTTTCTGAAAGGTTATCTTTCAACCACTTTTTGATCAACAAGACATGATAGTGTTCAACAGGAATTTTATTAATTAAGGTTGGTTTCTTCTTAATCAATTCGGTTGCATCAAACACGGTGAACTTTGATACAACAAATTCTCGTTGAGCTGGCTCATCATGGTACAACTTGTCGGACAAATTGTAAACAAAAGATGGTTCTTGAAGACCAGAGTCGACGTTGGTTTTGTACCATTCAAAGTCCACGAGAATATGGTAGTCGGTCTCCTCAAGTTTCGTAAAGTCATATTTAGCTGTAAATTCACCTTTAGCAAGAAATGAGTCATAATCCAATAGTTCGTCTACATCATACACGCCTTTGAGTCCCTCAGTTATAGCTCTTGTTTTTGGGCCAGTTATAGCCACAAAAATTCGATTAAATGATATGTTAGTTTCTGGTAGTTTTCGAACAACAGGTTTAGCAAACACCAACCTATCGCTATTCAAGTACTTCAATTCAGTTAATGGTTGGTTCACATTATAGAATTTGAAAAAGTTATATTTAGTATCGTTGATGATAATATTTTTGTCTTCCATTGTATAGTTTATTTAAGGTATTTTTTTCTCAAAAAAAATCAATTTTTTTATTTAGAAAATTTTAATCCTTGTGCGAAGGATTAAAATCAGGTTAATTTATTCAATGCATAATTTGTGGTCGTTGATTGCCTTCATTTCTTCTATCAACTCTTCTTGAGTCACTTCTGACCCTTCAAGATCAATGTTATTACCGCTGAAGATAACGTTTTTTGCCCTCAATTCATCCTTAATTCGGTTGTACAAAGTTTTAGAGTTAGGGTGAGCCGTAAAATCGAGGAGAACAACAAGATGTGGGAACAACACTTTTTGGGTCTTTATTCTGCGTTCAGTATAACCATGTTGGGCTCGAATGGTATAGTACTGATAGTGTTCATCGTCATTTCTCTTGAGTAGGACAAACCTCTCTTGTTTGTCCTCGTCTCGATCCGGCAAAGCCGGATCTCGATCATGGTCCTTCGGACCATGATCTACTGGGAGTGGTGCTCTATCCTTGACTGCAATCCCTAATTTACGCTTAACATCCTTGACATCTTTCTTTAGTCCCTTGTTATTATCGAGTAGCTCTTCATTCTGATCTATAAGAGTTTCATTCTGGTCTTTGACTTCTTCAAGGCTGATACCGAGAGATCGCATATATTCTCGATCTTGTTCGCGTTCAAGGTCCATTTTAGCCATCATTTTTTCGAGGTTTGTAATCTTTCTTTGAGACTCTCGGTGGTTGAAGTAAAGCGTATATTCAACATATAATTTAAGGAGTTCTTCAAGGTCGATATAATATTGTCGTATGATGTGGCCATTTTTAGTCTTAAGTTGCATTATGGCCATTTTAAGGTCGTTTGGTTCCATAACCAAAAATTTTGATTTAGCAATGTCGCAATTAGCCATATCCTTGCATTCTGTTTGTATCATAGGATACAATTCATGTTTCGTATCTTTATGAGTTAACTCATTGAAAGAAATATCGTTGTTTTTCAACATTTTCTTAAAATTTTGACGTTGTTTATAGTATTCTCCGTCATACCCAAACCATTCTAATATTATCCTACCCACAAGGGTATTATGGTTTCCAACCACAATTTGCCAAAAGTAGTCAAACATGATCATATTTAACTTAAATTTGGTCACTTCAATAAACTTCATAATATCAAGGAGACTAAAGCTCTTATCCAAAGCCTTTCTTATTTTAGGGTTACTTGTACCATTCTCGGTATCAATAACCACCCCCAGGAAGGACGTGGTCGATGATGAGGCGTTAACCTCATCGTCGCTAGTAACTATATTTTCAATAGGTTCCATTTCTTCTTTATTTTCATTTGATTTCCCTGAATAAAAATCAATTTTTTTATGACCAAGATTACCCTGGCTTTCTATAATATTATAAATGGTGGGTCTTGTAACCTTAAATTGTTGAGAAATATGCAAAATAGGCGTTCCTTTCGTGTACATTTCAACGACTTCACGGCGTTGCTCTTTAGTCAAACGTGGGCGTATCATTTATTATACTGTATTTTTTAATTTTTAAAAAAATTAAAAAATTTAATACACTACTCTTCTTCGGACGAACTGTCCACATCAGAGTACTCAACCTCGATCTTAATTTGTTGTTTTTGGATATTTTTAACCACACCAATTAAATTTGATTTTGTGGTTATTTTTATACCTAAATTCTTTGCTTTCAATAATTTTGTCGAACTCTTTCCTTCTTCGCTTGCAACCACTAAATCAGTTGTTTTGTTTGATATGGCAGAAGTAACCTTACCTCCCAATTCGATTATTTGTTTCTCCAACGAGGAGTCTCTGAACCCTGTAAAAACAAATATTTTGTTTTGAAGAGGACCATCACCAATTTCAATATTTTGTTTTTCAAGTTCTATGCTTCCTCCAACCATCTTTTTTATATTCATAACACGGTTCAAACTATCCTTCCACGCTGGTAATATTTTATCTTTAATAGTGACTTCACTTAAACCTTTAACTTGTAAATTTTCTGGATTGGAAAGATCTATATTTTGAATTTTTCTAAGGCCTATTCCCTCCCCAAAACAATTTAAAGCAGCCAACAACTGATGGATACTAGCCACCTTTACGTTTTCTTTAATCGACGTGCTCAATTTTATGGCTAACTTTTCCCCTATCCCGTCAATTTGAGATAGTTCTTCGGGACGTGCTTGAATCACACTTTCAATTGATGAATAACCCGAATTGAAAATTTTAAAGATGGTTTTATCCTTACAATTTAGACACTTTAAACTTGCGAAGAAATAGACCATTTGTTTGACGATCACTTGGTCTGGAATTTTTTCATAATCGTGGTACAAATCAACCGATTTCCATCTACTTTGCGTTGGAAGGTTAAGATCGCCTTTTCCTTTTACCACAGCAACAATATGTGGTATAACATCACCACTCCTTGTTATGATTAAAATTGAACCACAACCAATTTTATTTTCTGTTATATATTTTGCGTTGAATCCAGTCACCGAAGAAATAGTGACTCCACTTAATTCAACTGGATTTATAAAAATTTGCGGCTTGTATCTACCACTTTTTGATAAATTCCATTTAACATGGTCAACTTCAACCTGTGCAACTTCACCTTGTATTTTGAATGCAAATGAATATTTAGGGTTGTCGCAATCATTTCGAATGTACTCTCCATTAATGGTGATAACCAACCCATCAATGTCGTATTGGCTTTTCTTTTTCCGACGGTGAACATAGTCCACCAATACATCTTGTTCGACCAAATCACGTTCAATTGTACGGTTGTAGACGACTTTAAACTTATTTTGTTTCAAAAATTGGTACTGATTAACCACACTCTTTTGAATTTTTAAATGTGGTTCAAAGACTTCATAAGCCACAAAATCCAAAAATTTTATAATTGACTCGTTTGGTTTCTTTTTTGCAAGCTGTCCACTGACCATATTTCGAATATTTTTAAATTCTATGCTGAACTTTTCTTTAAATATTTTCTTTGACATTATAAGCTCCCCTCTGACCATAAAAGTGTGATAACTTTCAATCTTTGGTATATCTAAACCATATTCCAACAAATGTGATATATCAACGCCAATTGTACCATTACCTCTGGTATAAAGTTCGATATTTCGACACCTGTAAACACAAAGGCAACTTACACCATCCAATTTTTCTTGAACGACAAATTGTTTATGGTCAAACTTAGTCAAGAAATTATTTATTGATTTATTGTCGTTGTATTTGGTCAAACTCCCCATATAAATTGGAAGTTGTATTTTATCAGTTCTTGGGAGACATCCCACTTCTGAAATAGACACGTCTATTTCAGCTATCTGTTGGCATAACAGATCATAGTCCTTATCTGACATGATTGGACTGTCAGAGTTGAAGTAGGCATCATCGGCCTTCTTCTTAGTTTGTCGAAGACGTTTAAGTTTCGTTTGATCCATAGTTTTATTTTTTATATTTTTTGGGCCTAAAATTTCAATTTTGAGACCGCAACTTTCAGATTTTGAGAGACAATCGTAGATTTTCAAAAGTTGCGATCATCCGAATATTCAGCAGATTCCAAAAATCTACGATTGTCTCTCAATTTTGGTCGGCAACTTTCAAAATTCAGGATTTCAAAAAATCCTGAATTTTGAAAATTTAATGGTCAAAAATATTGGTCTCTTTTAGTTTATGGTTAAAAAATTCGTTTGTGGATAAACTTTTGCCCATAGGGCAAAAGCTAATCGATGCCCTATGGGCATCGGGTAAACAAAAATAGTTACTTTTCAAATAATAAAATAATAAAGAACAATGAAAACAAAATGTGAAAAATGTCAAACAATAGTGACAACTTCAAGTATACACATATGCGAGGGGTTGATGTGTCCAAAAATTTATTGTGATTCGTGTTATTATGCAGAATTTAGTCTATGTTGTACCTGTTATAAAACAATGTTATGTCCACTATGTGTGTTAGTATGGGATATATGCCCAACTTGTCTTGATCTTGACAATGCGGTATTGTTTTTCCACGAAGAAGTTCCTGTTGGTTTGTAAACGTGCCATTTTCTCTTTTATGCCTTTTAGGCATAAAAGAATCATAAAATCAAATTAATTTTCCAAAACATATGGTGTTATCAGACTTTATACTTGTTATTTGAATCGTCACAAAGATATCGTCTATAGCCTGGGTTCCAACCTTATTTAAAAAAATAGTTAGAGGTCCAATTTCAACCCATTGAAATTTGTTGGCCAAACCTTTCTTCAACTCTCCCTGAAAAGTATGGCCAATTTTAGGCACATATATATCTGCTCGAAATTCAACATTGACCACGATTTGACCAGACAGAGTTATTTTATTGTCCAATATTTTTGTTACTTTTATGTTGAATATGTACCCTTTATTCAAATATGTTTTTGAATATTTGTTGGCTAGTTGGGAACCTAAATGATCACATAAACGAAAGTTTAAATATTTCGGTGAAATCACCATAGATTCTGTGAAAAAATTTTCTTTAAAATAGGGTTCCATTGTTCCTTTATATTTTCATTTTTTCCAATGAAAAATTCAATTTATTTCGAAAAATTTCATAGTTTTAAAACATGATCAAATGTACCCATGATTACCTGATGCGCAACAATCAATATTGTTTTAGATGGAAAAGTACCTTTAATTTTATTAAAAATTTTTGTACTCAACTCTTGGTCCAAATTGGCCGTACATTCATCCAACATGATTATATTTTCACCCAATATCTCTTTAAAGGTCAAATCAAATGCTAATTTTACACGAGCATATTCTCCGGTACTCAAAGATTTGTAATCGGCCTTATTGCCTTTATAATTTATGACTGTGTTGACTTGTGGTCGTTTCTCGTTTGAAAGTTCCAAATAAATTTGTATGGGGTCACCAAAGCTTTCAGAAAAGAAATCTTGAAGCAAGACAGATAAATGAGTGTTGATGGTATTGACCATAAATTGTAACGATTCATGTTCGGCCTCAATGACCTTTTGTTTAAACAAGAGAGTTTTAAGGTAGGTTTGTTCCATATTTTTTTTATTATCTTTAAAATTATTCAGGGTGGTCTTTACCTTTTTATATTTTTTCAGTTGGATATGAAAAGTCTTGTATTGATTAAAATATTCATGGTATTGAAGACCTAATTCAATATTTTTCAAACTCTGTTGTAATTGTGGTATCATTAAAGGATCATGTTGAAGTTTATCGAGGTTAAAATTCAACAATTCCAATTTGGTTTGAAGTCTCCCCGAAGTTTTATATTTTTCCAATTCGAACGTTTTCAATTTTAATGCTTCAGCATGACTTTCAATTGAGTCTATTATTGATTTATGGATCGAAGAATCATAATATTCCATTATTTCTGTTTTCTTTAAAAGGTTCTTTTTAATCTTTAATTGTTGAGATATTTCATTACGTTGTATGGTCAAATCTCTCCTTTCATCTTTCAAAGTATTCAGATCACCAACTTCATGGTTTTCTTCTTCCACTTCACAACTGTCGATTTTCCTTTCCATATTTTTCAACGATATTGAAGGTTTAAAAGAACCCAATTGCTTTAACTCGGTTGTTGTATTGTTAAAAGCGTTGATTAAAGTGATTTTATCCATAATTTCTTCAATGTTGGTTTCATTCAAAAATACGTTGTTAGAGTCGAGTTTATCCTTTAAATTTTCCAATTTTTGAAGCTTGGTTTTAATGGTGAAATCACACTTTGTGTCGAGTTTTTCTTGATTATCTTTTGTGGTCTGAACAAGTTCAAAAGTATCCATATTTATGATCAGTTTATGGTCACAATTGCCGCATTTGAAACTTTTTAGAAATTTCATTTTTAATGCTTCTATTTCAGCTTCAATTTGACCCAAATTATTTTTCAAATTAAAGTGTTGAGCAGCCTGAAATTTTTGTTGAATTTGTTCAAATAATGATAGATTATTTAAGATTGATTTGTCCACGATATTCAACTTGTTTAATTTGTTTTGAAGTTGTTCGGTTTTATGGTGCCATTCCTCGCGTTCCAATTCCAAAGCTTTCAGGTATTCCTTTTTTAAAAGGTTTAATTTTTGTGCCTCTTCATACCTTACACAATACTCAATTTTTTCATCTATTGTTTTCAACTGTTGGTCAAGAATATGGAGATGTGCATCATCAATATATTCAAAATTTTTCAATTCTTTTAAACTTTCTTCGATCACGAGCATTTTATCGCGTTTTTTTTCCATTTGGTTATTTTGGACCTTTAGCGAGTCTAACTCTTTGGAAACAATTTTTATTTGATTGTGAATATCAGGGTCAAAATAACCCAAAGAATCTATTTCCTCTTGTATAACACGCGTTTCAACCATTAATCTATTGTATTTTGTTTCGTCGCTGTTTTTCAAATCGAGTTGAATAATGGTCTGATTCTTCTCTAAAATCAAGTCATCTTTCGAAAGTGCTTGTAAACCTGAAGATTCATCAAAAAAATTATCGGGTTCTGGTTTTTCAACTTTTTCTGGTTTTTGGATGATATCCATCATAGATTCGGTATTTGAAATTTGACCATCAAGTATGGCCAATTCTTTGTTTAAACTTGTTAGTTCAATTTTTATTTTGTTTTTAAGCTCCTTGACATCACAATTTGCGTTGACAATTTTTTCCAAAAATTCCATTTTTTCAAGATGTGAAAGATCCATAAAAAAAATAGAAGAATTTGTGACCCCAAAATATTTATTTAAAACAATTTGTGCTTCTTTGTCTTCATAATTTTTACCGTTCATTTCAACATTTAAAATATTTGGACGTTTGGTTCGTTTGATCTTAAAATTTTTATAAATCAAAATCACTTCACAACTGATCTTATTATGCGAAACGAGATATTTGTGGTTAACAGAGCCATACAATGCAAATTGTATGGCTAATAATATTGTTGTTTTTCCATGACCACTTGGTCCACTAACGAGAGTAACATCATCATCGGTGAACTCGAAAGTTTGATGGGTATAACATCTAAAATTTTTTAAGGTGAGTTTCATCTTATTTATATTTTATTTTATCTCAAATTTTTCATTTTTCCTTTTATACCCAATGGGTATGAAAGGGAATAAGGGAGGTATGACGGTTAAGGTGGGAAACAAGGATAATTTTTTATTTTCTGGGTGAGGTATGTTGTTGTGGAACCCTCTTCAAATAAGAATTTTTCGATTCGTTTGCATGTTTAAAGTTGCAACCAGCCTCATTTTTATTAACCATTTCAACTGTCGAATCTGGGTTGCGAGTTACCACTTTTATTTTTTTACATTTTTCTCCAAAGTTGCATTCTTTAAGGTCCGCATAATCATGAGCAAATCGACATTGAGCTTTATGGAAACATTTTGTTTTTTTGATGATTGATAGACAGAATCGAGTGGGTTTTTGGACTTCTGGAGTCGCATTAGGGTCTTTGAAGTATGGGATTTTTGGAGCGGGTTTTGATGGTACCGTTGAATCATTATTTTTCACTTTTTTCTCGGTTGGTTGTTTGGTTGTTGTATCCTTTCCTTTTTTATTTTTTTTCGACTTCTTAACTTGTTGTGGAACTACCACAGGTTTAGGAGTCGGTGGTGGTAAAAGAAGAGCATAATTCAGAACCCCATTGATCATACGCTTTGATTCTTCAATAGGCTTGTTCTTATCCCACCATGTTGGAGATTTGATGGGGGGCTTTTCAGCGCTCTTGGTCGGACTATTCAAAAAAATAGGATTGACTACCTTGATAAAAGAAGGTGAAATACGAGCCTTGTACTCTTTTTCTTCGTCCTCTGCATTGAATGGTTGATAGTCACCATTATCAAATTCTTCTTCGTATGGTTCATAATGATCATAGAAATCTTCCTCACCGGAATAATCATCTTCAGAATCATACGATGTATAGTTTGCGACTTTCTTGTTGAATCCAACAATAGAGTCTTCTCCTCCTCTTGACATTGACATTTTTGTGGCCATTGTAGTATTTATTATTTTAACTATTTTAGACTAAAATGAATCAATTTTCTGCATTTAGGTTGTAACATACTTTTAACTTTTGTACTTAACTTTTATTTTCAAAACATGATGAAAATTTCGATACGACTTCTCAAACTTTAGGAACTTTGCCGTTTATCCACAAACGAATTTTTTAACCATAAACTAAAAGAGACCAATATTTTTGACCATTAAATTTTCATTTTTCTGAATTTTTTGAAATCCTGAATTTTGAAAGTTGACGACCAAAATTGAGAGACAATCGTAGATTTTCAAAAGTTGCGATCATCCGAATATTTAGCCCTTTCAAGCCCTTTGGGCTTGAAAGGTAAGCCTTAAAGGGTTAGCAGATTCCAAAAATCTACGATTGTCTCTCAAAATCTGAAAGTTGCGATCGTCAGATTTTGAAATCCTAGAAAAAATTTTTTTAAATCTAAAAGTTTTTCAAAAAGTGGATGAATTTAAAGTTTTGAGAACCACAATTTTCAACTATTTTTAAACCAAATAGTTTGTGGATAAACTGCTTTGCACATCGTTTCGCGACGAGTTAGAGAGAGTTAATAAAGATGTCTGAAAAAATTAAGTCCACTTCACCATTCCACGAAGATCATCGTACATCCAAGGTTAAAAAAAAGCATAAAAATTGGTTTAATTTTGATTTTGATGATAGTTGGTACCTGTATGCCTTAATATTTGGATGTTTTGGAATAATGGTTCTTGTCCTCGTACATCGAAAGTTGACCAAACAAAAGGGTAAATGGAGCAAGAATTTGAATACAAAAAATATTTATATGTATCGTGGTGGCCAACCGCCACCAGAAACAAAGACCGAATCAAGAGGTGAAATTGAATGTCGAAGGTATTTGGAAACCATACTTCAAGTGCCGTTCCCAAAGGCTAGACCCGACTTTTTAAGAAACCCTGTTACTGGCAATAACTTGGAACTTGATTGCTTCAACTCAACCTTAAAATTAGGAGTAGAATATAATGGTCAACAACACTACAATTATACATCATTTTTCCATCGCAATGTGGAAGCTTCAACTAACCAAAAATACAGAGATGAACTTAAAAGACGAATGTGCCAAGAAAATGGAATAAATTTGATTGAGGTTCCTTACACCATAAAGTTAAACGATATTGGGCCATTTTTACAACTAAAGCTTAAACAGTTTGGTTATATAAATTAATTTTAAGTATTTTAATGCTTATTTTAAGCATTAAAATTTGATATTTTCTAGACTTTTCGTTTAGAATCGTTTATGACCTTCATTTCCACCATAAGTTCTTCTTCTGTTATCTCAGTGTCTTCGAGGTCGATGTTATTTCCTTTGAATATGACATTTTTTGCCTTCAAATTCTCCTTTATTCTATTATACAAAGTTTTAGAGTTGGGGTGAGCCACAAAATCAAGTAAAATTTCAAGTTTGGGGAACAAGGTTTTTTGAGTCTTAATTCTGCGCTCAGTATAACCATGTTGGGCTCGAATGGTGTTCATCGTCATTTCTCTTGAGTAGGACAAATCTCTCTTGTTTGTCTTCATCTCGATCCGGCTTTGCCGGATCTCGATCATGGTCCTTCGGACCATGATCTTCAGGGAGAGGTGCTCTATCCTCGACTGCGATACCCAATTTACGCTGAACTTTCTTCACATCTTTCTTGAGTCCTTTGTTGTTATCGAGTAGTTCTTCATTCTGATCTATAAGAGTTTCATTCTGATCTTTGACTTCCTCAAGGCTGATACCAAGAGAACGCATGAAGTCTCGATCTTGTTTACGTTCAAGCCTCATTTCAGCCATCGTTTGCTCCAAGTCAGTAATTTTTCTTTGAGCCTCTCGATGGTTGAAGTAAAGCGTATACTCAACGTACAACTTAAGGAGCTCTTCAAGGTCAATATAATAATCTCTGATTATGTGGCCATTTTTAGTCTTAAGTTGCATGATTGCTCTTTTAAGGTTTTTAGGGTCCATAACAATGAATTTAGTTTTAACCACCCCACAGTTAGTCATTCCCGCAAGTTCTTGTTTGATTGTCGGATACTTATTAATTTCTTTATCCTGATATGTCAATTCATGGTATTCAATAGAATTGTTTTTGAGCATCTTCTTAAAATTTTGACGTTGTATTTTGTAGTCTCCTTCATATCCAAACCAATCAAGTACACACTTATTTAGATGGATTTTACCTTTGATAGTCATATCATCGAGTATAGTACCATAGTTTTCTTCTTCTGGTATAAACAAACCAATAAATTTATCTAAACTGATCTTCTTATTAGGGTACTCTTCAGCCTCCCAAGCTATCTCCATAACATCTTCTCGAGGTGGCACTTTAGAAACCACAATTGGCCTTTCTTTGGGCGAACGTTCTTTAATAACTCGGTTCAAGGTCAAACCTGCCATCTCATAAGATCGAGAATTATACGTAGTATTAAGGTCGCCAAAGTCCCTAATACACTCTTCTTCGATCAATTGAAGTTCTATGATTGAATGGTATTCAACCCTACGAAGCTCTCTAATAGTAAAGTTTTCTGGACCATGTTTAGCCATAAAGAGATGCAAGACGCAGGTGGCTCTAGACGACCTTGCAGCTTGAAGATGTTGAGCAAAACGTTCTTTAATAGTCTTCGTCGTTAGACCAATATAAGTCGAACTATCGAAATTGTTCTCGATAGCATAGATATAACCAATTTTAGTAGTCATAGTAAATATTTTATTATAGTGTTATTTACCATAATAATAAAATTCATTTTTTTATATCGGTGAACTATGTGTTAATATTTTTTCTTTAGAAAGTAAATTAAATATTTTTTTCGATGATTTGGTTCAAAGCACCACCCAATTTTACTTTCAACACATTGTATTCTTCGGTTAAAACGACCCCTATCCACGGCAAATAATTCCCATGGTCCCTTTCTATCTTCATCGTCTTCAAAAATAATAATTATTGGTTTTAAGGCAAATTTTACCTTACGTGTGACAACAACACTTGTTGTTATAGTTTCAACTATGGTAGCCATGACGTGTATTTATTTAAGGTCAAAATATTCATTTTTTAATGCCCAAAGGGCATGAAAAAATTATGGTTAAAAAGGTTATATTTATTCATTATCACTCAAGTTCAAACTTTTATCCAATGTTTCGTCGTCAGTGTCATATTGTTTGGCTTTTGGTTTAGTTGCACCTTTTTGAGATTTTTTTTTCAAAAGAGGTTTAACTGGTGTTTCTGGTTCTGTTAGTTCATCGTCAGAATGGTGGAAGGCCTTTTTAACTTTTTTTGTGGCTACTGCAGCCTTTTCTTCAGCTGCTTTTTTAGCAGCCAATTTTTCAACCTTTTCTTCTCGTGGTATAAGCTCACCATCAGAATCTTCAGACATATCAGTGTCTCCACTTGTTTTCTTAGGCTTTTTAACAACCTTTACTGCTTGTACCTTTGGGGCTTCTTCGTCACTTTCAAATTCAGAGTCAATTGCCTTCTTCACTTCTTTTTTCTTAGGTACTTTGGTACCTTTAACCGCAGATTTTACACTGTCTTTGGGCTTGTGAGCGCTACAATAGGTTGCCCCACCTTTTGGTTTGGTAACACATTGTTCTCCCACTCTTTGACCACTTTGAAAAACGTGTTGACATACGTCTTTAGTCTTGGGGATTTTTTTGTTTGATTTGGGACTCTTGGTCGAATCAACATTCAATGATTGGACTTCGTCGTGTGCTACTTCTCCTTCTTTGACAGTGATGTTCATTCCAGTCAATTCATGCCACTTTGCAACGGTTTCGCTGACGTCGACTTGATAGGTCTCTTCAAGCCATACTGCCAACTCACCAATTGGTTGAGCGATAGTTTTCATAATTTCCATAATGAGTGCCATTGTATATCAACGTGTTTATTTAGGTATTTTTTTTCAAGACAAAAATTCAATTTTCTGCATTTTGCTGTAGTTTGACTGGCACTACATACGTGACATCCATTCCGAACCCTCTATCCAATTCAAATAAATTGGGTACAAAGGATGGTCCTGTTGGTCTTTAAAAATTATATTCAACAATTTCATGGCTGCAACGTCCTTAAACAAAAGCGAAAATGTTTTATTTTTTGCTTCAATTTGTTTTAGGTTGAAATTGGCCAATTTCAATATTTCTTCAACAGTTTGTTCAAAAAATATTTGTGGTTCAATTTCCTTCTTTGTTTTCAAATTTATAGAGCATTCCAAGGTTGAAAGCGAAGGGTGAGAAACGTAAAACAATCTGTCTCGAAGCATAGAAAGTAGTAGCATTTGATTTTTGTTGTTGTTTATTATGGCTGATGCAGCCTTTATTCCCATCGGAGCTAAAATTGAATAGGGTGCTTTTTTAACCCTTTCAGATCCAATAGGTCCAAAAGGATTGCTTGCTTCAAAATCTTGAGTCATTATTTGCATTTATTATATAATAAACACAAAATCACGATGTCCACCAACAATCCAAATTCAATGGATACATTCATCACTGTTTTTTACAGTAATCATTCTGGTAATTGCAAAGCATTACTTCAACAAATTAATAATTCAAATATTATGGATAAATTGAGTATAAAATTTATGAACATTGATAACAATGTTATACGAAATGTGATTACAAAAAAATTTTCGGTTGTGCCAACTATTGTGGTCCTGTCGAACGACGAAATTTCTTTATACACTGGAGACAACGCGTTTGAGTGGTTCAATATCTTTGTTCAACAACAGGTTGACCATGCTCAACAAGTCGAAAAGACTCAAAGAACAGAAGAAACAACTCATACTCAACCCAAAGAAATAATGGTTTCAAAGGAGCCTAAAAAAACAATATTGGAATTGGCCGCAGAACTTTCCAACGCTCGGGAGAAACAACAGTAAATTTTTTGGTTCTTTTTATACCTTTCAGGTATAAAAAGACTTTTATGGTTAAATTAATCACGACTCAATATATTCATCACTTCCAATTTGACCTCTGCTAATGGTCGGTTGGCATCAACAATTTTGACATTTTTTAAGGTTTTGATAGCTTCATTATATTTGTTGTTTAAAATTTCCAAGTATTCAAATTTTAATGATCTTTCTGCAGCACGATCTCGATTTAAAATTCTTTGATAAGCAATGTCCGTGTCAACCTTTAGATAGATGTACAAATCTGTGGTGAAAGCAATCTTATCATAAAAATTGCAATATAAGTTGTATTCTTCTGGTTTGATATAACCACCATCAACTAACATGTTGGTAAAAATATTTTTCGAGGACCAAGGACACCTTTCCAAAATAACTTTATCTTTGACATTTTTAAAGGAAGAATACATCTTATGAAAAGAAAATAAAACTTGAAATTGAAATGGAGCCGCATAGGCAGGCATGTCACTATAAAAACTTTGAAGAAGCGACCACTCTTCAACTGGTTCTTGGAAGCATGTAAAATCATCTTTCAACTGAGAGATGAGAGCCGACTTACCTGCTCCAATAGGTCCATCAATAGTTATTGTATATACCATGTTTATTTTATGGTTTATTTGTTCTTTAAATTCAATTTATTTATAAGTGAAAATTTATTGAATTTTTGATGGTTTAAGTTTACTCAGAGTCTTTGCTGGGGAATTATTTGAAATATAAGGCGATGGAGATGGTTTAATATCACCATTAATCATGGACATTGGCATAAAAGATTGAGTTAGGGATAAAACTTGATCCTTGAGACTTTTTTCTTTATCCAGCTCTTGTTGAAGGTGTTGAATAACCTTTTCCTGCTTCAATTCTTTAAGTTTATTGTTAAAGTTGACTTCTGCCTCATGTAAAGATTTTTCAAAATTCAATTGCATCTGGGAATATAATGGACATTTGTAGTCTTCAAGAACAAGTTTTAAATTTGGTTCTTTTTTAAGGTCGCCGATTCTTTTAAAATCAACGATAATGTCTTGGTTGTTGACATTATAAATGTGGTTGGACAGAACCGCATCTCCACCAACTTGTTTTACAATTGGAGTATGGTTTAAATTAACCATTTCTGACACGTTCAACAAATTATTTGTTTGGGATTGCAAACAACCATTATTTAATTCATACATCCAATCGAAAATATTTTCTTGCAAAGCGTTAAACAAAACCATAATTTTGATTAAACCCTTTCGGGTAAAATATGGCGTTCTCTTATCTTCTTTGATAAAATATTTTACAGTGGTTGAATCAAGGTTAAGACTGATTGGATTGAATGTTTTACATCCATATTTTTCTAAAGTCGGTCCAACCTCAAAATAATTGATACTTTCCGGGTCGCTCATTTCTTCCAATTTAAGGTTAAAAGAAGGTATATTTTTTTTAATCCAACTTCGTTTAATACCAATTTTGTTGCCCTTAAGTTTAACCATATCATGTTCTTGAATTTTATGGTTCTTTATAAAGCTTTTCAAATTTTTGGCTTTAAACAATTTTGAATCATGTATATAGATTTCGTTCAAATTAATGTTGTCTTCCATTTATTAGATCAGATTTTTTAATTTATTAGTATATAAAAATGAGTGCTACAACATTTTTGATCGACAATCATCCTAATCAAAAAGTTATCCTGAAAGGTGACTATAAACTCAAAATATTTAAAAAAAGAGACCCCGACATGTGTTTTTGGCCAAAAAGTGCTACAACGTTAACATGTTCCACCACGGCACTCTCCTTCACGGAGACAACTCAAAAGACTACATAAACGAACTCGTAAAGTCGATTAACGAGAGCAATTTGGACTTTACGCACTCAAATGGTCAATTTACCAAGTCATCAAATGATGAACAAAAAATCTTCACAGTGTACAATCGATACACGTTTGGATATGACACTTTGAATGTTGTTGCGTTAAAATCAACCATAAAAGATATCGTTATAACAAATTCTAACCCCAAGTGTGGTGACCACCAGTATGCTTTGAAGCCCTACGGGCAAACGCTTAACCACAAACTATTTGGTTTAAAAATAGTTGAAAATTGTGGTTCTCAAAACTTTAAATTCATCCACTTTTTGAAAAACTTTTAGATTTAAAAAAATTTTTTCTAGGATTTCAAAATCTGACGATCGCAACTTTCAGATTTTGAGAGACAATCGTAGATTTTTGGAATCTGATCAATCCAAAGATTTGACAATGGTCTCAATAAAGACGATTCGAGTTAAATTGCCATCTCCATTTTAATGGTTGAATGAAAGGTATAATCTTTTATTTTGAAACTGTCACACCACATATCGCAACATTCTTTCAAAGTTTTGCTATCCAAATCTTTCAAGGTAAAATTACCCACAAAATCACATAGTGGAAATTTAAACGGTTTTCTGGTCAATTGAAGTTTTAATGGTTCAACGTGGTTAGAATACACGTGCACATCCCCAAATGTATGAATAAATTTTCCCGGGGTGGTATTGGTCCATTTACTCAAGACAAGCATTAAAAATGAATAACTTGCAATGTTGTATGGTACCCCCAACCCCAAATCAGCTGATCTTTGATACAACTGACAATCCAGGTATTGTCCTTTTCGAACATAAAATTGGACAAAACAGTGACACGGTGGTAAAGCCATTTCTTTCAATTGTGGTACATTCCAACTGTTGATAATTATTCTTCGACAAGTTTGATTGTCTCTCAAAGTCTGAATAATTTGACTCAACTGGTCATATCCTTGGCCAGTGTAATCTGTATCAGAGTCAATATATTCAGCTCCCGCATGTCTCCATTGAAATCCATATATAGGGCCTAAATCACCTTCTTTTCGTTCAAAAAATCCACACGAATCTAAAAAGCTTCGACTGCCATTATCGTTCCAAACTTTTACCCCAATTTCATTTAAAAGAGTAGAGTCGGTTAAACCTTTAATAATCCATAAAAGCTCTTTCAGGATGTTGGTGTGTGATATTTTTTTGGTTGTTAATAATGGTATATAACCACCACTTAAATCAAATTCCAATTGTTTTCCAAACAAAGAATAGGTGCCGACCTTGGTCCTATCAACCCTGTAGTCCCCGTGTTCGATACATTCTTTAACCAAATTAAGATAGTTTTGTTCCATATTTTTCAATTACTTTATTCTCTGAGAATTTTGTCGCAAATAAATGACTACAAATTATGATTCCTCGGATATTTTCGATTTAAACCTTGAAAATAGCCATAGATATAAACTGTTGCAAAAGATGGATACTTCTCTCCAATTTGAAACAATCAAAAGATTAATGGACATTTACAGGTTATCTGGGATTAAAAAATTGGAAAAATTTTTTATTCGCGTGTGCATATTTGATTGTCACATGAACCTTTATTTGAAACAAGAATTGTTGTATATTTTGTCCTGTAAATTGACCTCAAAAAATAAACATTTAATTCAACGATCGTTTTCCAATGTTCTATTTCTTATGCTCAAAAACGCCTTTGACTCTGACGAGTATTGGTTGATGTTTGAAGAACACCTTGTTATGTTTAAAACAATTTTTAAGGATATAAATATCCACAATTATTTGACAAATATAATAGTTATTGCATTCAAGAATTTCAGAGTTCACAGAACCAAAGATTCGCCTTTCAAAAAAATATTGTCTTTGATCACAAAGTTCAAAAACGAAATTTATTTTATGGATTTGTGTACCTTTATATTTACACGATACAACAATGTTTTGACGGTCAAAAATAACCTTTTATTTTTACAAATAATTTTTGAAGAAGAAAACATTTTCAAGGACAATTTGTTCCACATTATCGAAAACGAGTCTACCGATTTAAATTTGAAACTTGAGGCATGTGATATCCTTTATTTGAAAGGAACACAAAATATTAAGAACAAGGTTCAAGATATCCTCAAAAATATTTTACCTGATTTAGAGTATACAAATAACCCTGAAAATGTTCATTTATCAAGTGTGGTGACAAGCGCCAATAAAACGGTTGAGTGTTTTTTGAAAGAAAATAAAGGCAAGATATGCCCATTAAATCTTTATGAAATTTTATTGTCTAAATTTCAACATCATGCAGAATTTATAAAAATTGAAGGTTCTCTTAACCGTATTTTTAATTATAATTTTTTGAAATTTTCAAAGTTCAACTTAAGCTTAAAAGAAATTATTGAAAATGTATGGTTAATTGTGGATTCGTGTCAAATGGACTTGAAAAATCAGTTGTTAATGAGGTTGGAACAGGAATTAATTGACATGTATGATACTTGTTCACAGGGATATCTGACGAGACTAATCAATATCTTCAGTGGGTTTGAAATGGGGAACCTCGGCATCGCAATTTCTTTTGAAGATGAAATTTACGCCATATTTTCAAACAAAGTCAATAATCTGGTTGCAAATTCACCAGAATCCATTAAAGATAAATTGCTAGAAGAGTTAATGGTGAAATCAAACGATCACGAGAATCGATTGAATTTGATTCAATATTTAAGGCCAAATTTACCAAAAATATGGAATGAAATATTCGAAACATTTAAGGATGATTTGACTATAACAGATTTGGATTTATATTGCCGCAAAGTTACCATGAGATACGAGGGTTGCAGTTAAAACTACTGGTATTTTTTTGTGGATTTTGGACAAACCACGATAAAAAATTATCTGTAGAATTTTTGCTGAAAATTTATTTATATTTTCCCAGATAATAAATATGCCTCACGTTGTATGTTATCGTAAAAAAGTGGGAAACAAGATTCGTTGTTCCCCAAGACGTTCAGTTCGTCGTTCTCCAAGACGTTCAAAGTCTCCTCGTCGCCATCATAGCCCAAGCTATCGTCGTTCTTCTCCAAGGCGTTCGACCCGACGATCCCCAAGACGTTCAGTTCGTCGTTCCCCAAGTTACATTATCAGGGTTTAAATAGACCATGATAAAATAAACTTTATGACGATTTTTAAACTTCAATTGAAGTTTAAAAATTTAAAGTTGGTTGCCAAAATATTCTTGTTTGTTTGGCTTGGACAGTCATATTTGATAAATGTCGTTCCATCTTCGAACGGGTTAAAAGAGTTAATAAAAGAAGACATGTCTTTTCACGATATTCACGTGTTGAAAAATATTAAAGCTTCAGGAGAACCTTTTCTTATCAATGATTTAAATTATTTGAAAGATGATGGATTCTTACCCATAAACAAGTTAAAATCTGTTGGTATGATTTGTAACACTGGTTTGTGTGATGGCGGTCAAAAAGTGGGACGAGTATGCAACGACAAGTCAAATATCGGTTGGATTTCCAAAGATTCGACTACACTAGACGCACAAAAAGCGGTTCGTATGTGTTTGGACTCTGTCCCAATGAACTCTCAAATAAAAGACTATTGGGCCATCTACGATAAAAATTCAGATATCAATCGGTACAAGTCGATTTACTACTTTCGAGAAGACCTACCAGGCCAAATACAATACTATGTTGACCCAGAGATGACAAACCCATTTTTCTCACCGTTGTTCCCAAAAAATACAAAGGCTCTTGGAGCCATATATATCGACCCCATGAACAACACGCATTATGACTTTAGACGATCAACAGGAACTTGTGGTCCACAACAACCTTTAGATTGCGATGACTGTGGTATTGCGGAATTTAGGGATCTTCAAGGCCATAGAGAAGATATGTTAGCCAATATCATGCGCCCTCGAAATCGACGAGAATACGAGCCTATACATTTCAACTTTATGACCAGATATCACGAACAATAAATTTTAAGCTCTTTTATGCCTTTTAGGCATAAAAGATTTAAATTCGAATACATTTCATTTTAGGTTCAAGTGAAGCCTGATAATATTTAATCAAAACACGGCGACACGGATTTTTGAGGGGTATTCCATTTTTTGAAGATAAAAATCGTGATATGACTTTATTCAGTTCAAGTACAGACAATTTTTTGACCAATTGACTCAAAACCAAGTTCAGAATAAACGAATTATTGTCTGATATGGCATAGTTGACCATTCTTTTTGTGACAAATTTGTTGATGATTGATGTGAACGTTGGTGACGAGTTTATGGATGTTTTCAACAACAAATAGATATAATAAGATTTTGAAATAATTTTCAATTTGAGTATTTTCTCAAGGCATTGTCCACCTTTAAATCTTTCCCAGTGTGGTACCCGCCAATACGACTACTTAAACGTATGGTTGATCCAACCTTCCACAACCTCTCCAAAGCGTAGAAGTCGTTTGTGGCTATGTAGATCCATTCCATCTTTCTCTCTTTAATGGTTATTCTCTTCATAAATTTGTTGACTCTGATGGCCTTACGTTCAGCCCTAACAAGTTTGTTTCTTAACTCTTCTTCAGATTTTTCTTTTATGGCTAGTTGTTCCATAGCTTGAGTTAATTGAGATTCAACTTGATATGAACCATATTATGACCTCAATTATAAAAACTTATTTCAATTTTTATTTTTTTATGCCTTTCAGGCATAAAAAAATTTATATGTGCCACAAGTGGCACTTTTACTGTGATAGGTCGAGCGCAAAGCACCATCACTTTGCATCTCCACATCGAACGGGTTAAAGGTGTGCCCTTACCTCATCCAATTCTTTTAACCACATCTGGTTTGTGGTCAGTTTTGCAAGCTCGACAAGTTCTTCTTTTAATTTTGAAATTGTGGATCTGAGAACCTTTACAGCATTTAATGTGCATCCTCTGACTGGAATATTCAAAAGATAATTAAAGGTGTTGTCAACCTTTAGAAAGTGTTCTTCGTTCAAAAGGTCAATTATAGCTTCGTCTTCTTGTTTTAAAAAATTTTCATTGTTGACAACTTTAAGGATAAACTTGAGCTTATTTTCGTTTAGATCAACGCTATCTTTCAATTTTGCCAAAATATGGTCTTTGCGCAGCTTATAAAAATGCAAGCGTGTTTTAAAGTACTCTTCAAAGATGTCGTTTATGGTATGATATTTTGTTATAACATTTTCATGGTTAAAAAGAACCATATTTGTAGTGTGGAGTGTTGAAGTCAATTTTATATCTGTGGTGTCTTGAACATTTTTTAAGGTAAAGTTGACCTTATCCGTAGTACTTTCGTTAATCAATTGGCTCATGACACCTTTTTCAATCAGAGAGTAACATTGATCTTTAAATTTATCTGTCCACATTCCAATGGGTAATTCAGTCACTTGAATTGTTTCATCATCTATACGCTTCATTTTACCATAAGTTGTAAATTTTGTTTTTTCCTCGTCGTATGGTTTAATTTTTCCTTTAAAATTTTTATAGTAAGGATTAAGGTCAAGAGGTTCCATTTCTAACCCAGAAAGTTTTTTATGGATGTATTCCACCAACTCAATTGGGTTGTATTGGGGTATAAAACATGACCATCCAGTTCCAATACCAATTGAACCATTAATTAAAATTAAAGGAAGAATTGGAACAAAGGTTACTGGTTCACCTTCAGCTGAATATTCTAATACAGGGTCATCTTCTTCCCTAAAAATATATTTTAAAATTTTATCAGGTTTGGTATGAATGTACCTTGAAGCAGACGAGTCTTTACCACCTTCAAGCCTGGTTCCAAATTGACCGCTTGGTTCAAGTAAAGCAATGTTGTTACCGCCGACAAAATCTTGAGCAAATTTTATTATCGTCTCACATAGGTTCTGTTCACCATGTTTATAATCGGTTTGTTCGGCGACATAGCCACTGAGTTGAGCCACTTTGATAAAGTCCGTTTGTTTCTTGAATTTTTTTCGTATGGCATAAATGACCTTGCGCTGAGACTCTTTCAAACCATCGATACAACCACCTAAACTTCTTTTACAATCTTCATAGGAAAATTTAATCATCTCATGCTCCATAAAATCACTTATTTTTGCATTTATCAATTTTATGGTTGTGCCGTCCTTTGTTTTTTCCTTCAGCTCTGGTAACAGATCCAAACAATAGTTTGAAACTCGTGGATTAAAGTTGTTTAACCATTTTTTTCGATCATTGGCATTTTCGTCTTTGAAAACTTTATTTATGGATTGTTCAGCCTTATTGTCGAACGAATATTTCACCAACTTCTTTCCAAAAAATTCGGATACGTCTTTGGTGTCGATAGACCCTAAACCCTTGTAATATTTGAAATTCTTGAGTTTGCTGTGATCACGTCGATAATCCTCAAATGTATTTTCATCGTAAAATAAAAGGTCGTCTTTACCTTTTTTCTGGAAAACTTTGACGATTGGCGTTTCCATGCTTACAATGAACCCTTCTTTTTTGAAAAGAGTTGGAAATAATTCGTGGAGAAAGTTGAGTATAAGTCCTTTAATATGAATACCATCTTTATCGGCATCTGTTAGGATCAAAAGTGTACCATAATTCAATGTTTTATAATTTTGTGGTTGTGAGTAATCTGTGTCAAATTTTAAATTAAATACTTTTATAAGGTCAGAAACAACCTTATTCGCTCCAATTTTGGCCAAACTGACATTTTTGACATTGAGAAATTTTCCGCGTAGTGGGAGTATACCAAAGTGATTACGTCCCTTTTTTCCAAATATCCCCGTTTGTATCCCAGCTACCGCGTATGATTTTGCCGAAAGTCCTTCACATACAATTAAAATGCTTTCGGTACCCATTTTGTTTGATGGATCGTAACCATCAACTTTGATAATGGTTTTACGCTTTGGCGCTTCCATCTTTTTCAGAGCGGAAAATTCTTTCGATCTCAGAACTTTGTCCTTGATTAAGGTTATGACGGACCATTTCAAAATTTTATTTAATTGAGATTTTTCGAGGCTTGATTCAACCTTTGGGCTTTTTAAGAAATTTTTATTTTGACCATCAAATTTAGGCTTGTTTACCCTTGAATGAATGAAAAATTGAAAATATGGTGCAATGTCGCCTTTTGTCAATTTTATTTCCTTGGTTTTATCTTTTTTTGACGACTTGTTTAATGCTTCCAACAAGGCTGAAAATATTGTCTTGGTCCAACTTTGAACGTGTTGACCTCCAGCGGATGTAATTTGACCATTAACAAAAGAAACGGGTTGAGAAACCCCACTTGTTTCAGATCCAACTATGACCACGTCTGATCCTTTGTATTTTATGGTCAAACTGTAAGCAGATGCAAAATCGTCATCGTAATAAAGTCGACTCAACGAGTTTAAATTTTTGATAGGTAATTTTTCACCATTAAAGTAGACATTTATTTCTGGTAGAAGAGAGCTTATATCGATTACCATTTTTTTCAACAGTCCATACATTTCTGGTGGATATTTGGTTAACTTGAACCTTTTAAAATCTGGTATGTATTTAACTTCGGTGTAACCATTAGTTGAGCAGCATCGAATTTTGGGTTCAGTGGTTTTTGTCATGTTGTTTGTCCATTCTTGGGTTAGCTTTAATTTTTGGTCAGGGTCAACCCCAGTCACACAAAAATAAGAAGAAAAGATGTTGGTACATTTGACTCCTACCCCATTTTTACCAGACACTTCTCTGACCTCTTCGTTGCCATAATTTGAGCTGGATCTGAATTGCCCAAAAATCAACGAGTGAATGTAGAGTTCATTAAATTTTTTAATGGTACTTCTTTCTTCCTCGGATAACAACTTAAATTCTTCTTTACTCAAACCATTATTATTGTTTTGTTTTTTGTTTTGAATTATTGGTATAACACAACCATCATTCCACACACTTGTTATTCCCGTTTCAAGGTTTAAATTGACCTTGATATTCTTACATGCCATAATATCTTTGCTTCTTTCGACATTGTCAACTGCATTAGTCAATACTTCGACAAAAATTCTAATCAAAGTTTCTGGTACATCAACGTTTTGACTGATAATCTTGTTGTGTTCGTCGGAGAACACAAATTCTTTCCGCATATTTGATCCAGTATCTCCAATATACACATCGGAACAATCCAAGACATGTTGTATATCGTTCTTGACGCTATATTTGATTTTTGGGTCGTTTATAACTTTAGATGTCATTGTTTATTTTAAATTTTTTTTTAGAAAAATTTTCATTTTTTGGGAAGGGTACCCCCTTGGGTCAATGTGCAAATTGAGGCATTTTAAATGTTTTTGGTCAAATATAACCATAAAATAAAAATTCTCAAATTAATCCATTTTTTGGATTTATGGTTAATTTGACCACAATTAAAAAATTTATCCTATTTTTTCAAAAATTTTTGAAAGCTCCATAGATAAATTTTATTCTTTTTAATGGAAGAACTTCACCGCGTTTATTTTCTACACTGAAAAATTCCAATTTTTCAGTGTGGCAGTCGAAGAACTGGGAAAAAAAGAGTTACAACTAATGGAAGAAAGTAAAGAATATACACGACTTATGGTCGAAAACTCCAATGATATAAGAGACATTAAATCAAAGTTGAATGGGCTTGAATCTATAAGATATGTTACAAAAAGTGATGGGTAAAAAATAATTTTTAATGGTACTTGGTACCATTAAAAATTTAGAAACCTTCTAATTAAGTTTTGTGGTTGATAAAATCGTGAAACAAAGTTTCTCAAATCGTGGTTTTATTACACCTAAAACATAATTGGAATCGGGACTATATATTTTGTTTAACCACCAGTCTTCTATTTTTTCAACAGCCCACAGTTTTTTTTGTAAGGGCATTGGGTTTTCAGATAAACATTCCCAAACCCATGGCTTATCTGGGTTTTTGAGTACAACATCAAAAGTAATATTGGGGTTTAGAGATAAACATTCCCAAACCCATGGCTTATCTGGGTTTTTGAGTACAACATCAAAAGTAATATTGGGGTTTTGAGATAACCGCCTCCAATTCCACGGCTTATCTGGGTTTTTGAGTACAACATCAAAAGTAATATTGGGGTTTTGAGATAACCGCCTCCAATTCCACGGCTTATCTGGGTTTTTGAGTACAACATCAAAAGTAGTATTGGGGTTTTGAGATAACCGCCCCCAATCTAACCAACGCCATGGCTTATCTGGGTTTTTGAGTACAACATCTAAAGTAATATTGGGGTTTTGAGATAAACATTCCCAATCCCACGGCTTATCTGGGTTTTTGAGTACAACATCAGTAATATTGGGGTTTTGAGATAACCGCCTCCAAACCCACGGCTTATCTGGGTTTTTGAGTACAACATCAAAAGTAATATTGGGGTTTTGAGATAAACATCCCCAATCCCACGGCTTATCTGGGTTTTTGAGTACAACATCGAAAGTAATATTGGGGTTTTGAGATAAATATTCCCAATTCCACGGCTTATCTGGGTTTTTGAGTACAACATCGAAAGTAATATTGGGGTTTTGAGATAAATATTTCCAATCCCACGGCTTATCTGGGTTTTTGAGTACAACATCAAAAGTAATATTGGGGTTTTGAGATAAACATTCCCAATCCCACGGCTTATCTGGGTTTTTGAGTACAACATCAGTAATATTGGGGTTTAGAGATAAACATCCCCACTCCCACGACTTATCTGGGTTTTTGAGTACAACATCAAAAGTAATATTGGGGTTTAGAGATAACCAACACCAATTCCATGGCTTATCTGGGTTTTTGAGTACAACATCGAAAGTAATATTGGGGTTTTGAGATAACCAACACCAATTCCATGGCTTATCTGGGTTTTTGAGTACAACATCAAAAGTAATATTGGGGCTTAGAGATAAACATCCCCACTCCCACGGCTTATCTGGGTTTTTGAGTACAACATCAAAAGTAATATTGGGGTTTAGAGATAAACATCCCCAATCCCATGGCTTATCTGGGTTATTTTTTATGAAATTAAAATAATGGTAAGAATACATGTTTATTTTTAATATTTTTTTCTTATTTAAATTTCAATTTTCTGCACTTTTTAATGCTCTAGCAGAGCATTAAAAATTTATATTTAAAAGGTCGAATACAAGCTTGGAATTATTTTTTTGAATCCCTTTCTTTCAAGGTTAATTATAGCCATTTCAGAAGCCTTCTTTTCGGCGTCTTTTTTAAGTGCTGCAGCACCTTCTCCAAGCAAATTATTTGAAGAGTCATATACTTTTGAAATAAATAGATTTTTATCGTTCTTTACCACCCTTTCGGTCTTGTACACAGCTTCAGAGCCCAATGTGTCTTTATATTGGTCAAACACACCTTTAAGTCGATTTTTTGAATCAACTAAAGTGTTGTAATCGATTTTCAAAGTATATGGTTCAAATAACTTTAACAAAATTGAATATATCAGTTGATATGCCAATCCGGGTTGACTATGGTTAAGTGTAGAATAATCATAGATTACAAATTCAATTACTCCAATTAATGCTTCAAACACGTCTTCTAAAAGTTTTTTTTGCTCTAAGTCTAAGCTCTTCGGAAGCTGATATAAAAGGCCAAAACCCCAAATTTTCTGCTATCTGATAAAGGTTATCTTTTGACCCTAAATTAATCTTCATTCGAGCAACAATTTCCACAGCTTCAGACTTACCTCTAAGCTGTGGAAACTTTTCATAGGAACTCCATACAATAAACTTTCCAATGGTTGAGTCACCCATTTGTTCAAATGGTTCATAGTTGTACTGTTCGTCGGCACTACTACTCGTAAAAGCCATATTAAAAAAAGGTAGAGTTTGACTATTAACATATTTCTTTATTAATGGTTCATCTAACTCTGCATATTTTAAAATACTTTTTAATAAATCTGTAAAAGATTCGTCTCTTGGACCATAATGTATATCCATCTTTATTTTAACGTAAATTATCTCTGGAAGTTCAATTTTCTGTGGATTGTGTGTTTTTTGACTTGTATAGTCAATACAACTTAAATTTTACGACTAATAATGAAAAATTCTTCGTTAAATTTGTCCAAGTCAATTGATTGCCAAAATAAGGTAAAGTTTGACCTTATAGTTTCTAAAGAAAAATTTTTCAAATTGTGGTCTAACAAGGCCCTTGTTATATGTTGAAAATTTGGATTGTTCAATTTGAGCTCTCTATGAGCATATTCATCTGTCAAATTTAAGGCTAAAAGCAAGTTTAAATAGTCTTCAGCAAACCACCCACCTCTAAGATAGCTCAATATATTATCAAGGATATGACGAACCTTTAACACTTCCATTTTATCTTCTGTATTGTTTATGGTATATTTTTCCACTCAAAATTCAATTTTTGATTTGGTCAAAATTACACACTAAATAAATGATATCATATTCAGCGTTAACAAGTTATGGTAAGGCGACCTTACCTTCAGTTGAAGTTTGGAATGGAAATTTTGATATAGTCAAAGATCCACCATCAGGCATCCATACCCGTAGAATTATCAAGGTTGGAGAAAACAACGACCTACTCGATTGGAACGATGACTCTGGTAGTCGGATCAATGAGATGATTAATATATATGCCCGCGGCAACAATCCAATGGTGTCAGTTCAATACTCAAATCATGGTAATAGCGGCAGTGGTTTGATGGGTGTCGACGGTGGCAGCTCTGGTTCGAATATGAGTGGTATCATGACCGCTGGTGGTGGTGGAAAATTACCATACAGAATTATGAATGAAGGAGCTTTCAGACCACCAATTTTGAGACAAGAAGATTTGTTGCCACTATCACGTATGCCAAGAGAGTGTACCAGTGTTACCAGTAAAAGATGTAGGGTTGATCAAACCAAAAGAATTGAACCGGATACAGTTGAATATTTTAAGCAGATACACAAGGCCCCGATGAAAGTTTCAGCTGAATCAAAACGTTCATTCAAAAAGGAAGGTCCCGCAGCACCACCTTCGAATATTGGTCTCATGGTCAATTCTGGTGCGCTTGCTTTTGACGTTAATTCAAATGTTCGAAAATTAAAGGACACCGGCGATCATAGAATTATTCCAATTTTGGACGATGCTCTATTGGTCTCGAACGTGGATCATATTAACCAGAAAAGAATTAGTCAACAAAAATATCTCAATACTGATGTTCACCTTTCAAAAAATGTTCCAAATTACGAGGCTCAAACAACCTCAAACTTGAATCTTAGGCCAAATCGAAACGTGTACGAACTTGGTGGTCAAACAGTCAAGCTGACAAACAACAGACCTTATCGTGGTGTTTCCAACTTTGGGGCAACAAGTGGCGGAACAATGGTCAAAATTAACCAAGATAAAATGATTAATGGAGTGACTCTTAAAAGTCGAGGTGTCCATTAGATTATATTATATTTTTTATACTCAAAGTCCACCATCGTCGATCTTAGCTTTCGAACTGTCCAACCACTAAGTTATTTGATTTGACTCCACGAATCTTTTTTGGTTGTGTTAGTCGTCGATGATAGTCGATTCTCGGAGATAAAATCGACTATAGCAACCAAATCCGACAACTTTATCCGTGAATATTGTTTTTAAAAAATAGATTCAAATGAACTTTTCAATGACCATGAATTATACCTGACCCAAGATAAAATGGGGGTGGCTAAAAGTCGAGGTGTCCATTAGATTATATTATATTTTTTATACTCAAACGAGTATAAAAAATTAGTAGATAATTTTATACTTAAAGTCACCATCGTCGATCTCAGCTTTCGAACTGGTCCAACCACTAAGTTGTTTGATTTGACTCCACAAGTCTTTTTTGGTTGTGTTAGTCGTCGATGATAGTCGATTCATTAACTCTTTACGACTAAGAACGACAGTTTCGCCATTACGTTCTCTTTGCTCTTTCAACGATAGAAGAATATCATCGAAAGCGTCTCTGACAGACTCACTTTCCTCTTCTTCAAGATCAATAGTCTCTGTGTGTTCACCAATATGATAGGTCAATTTTTTAATATCGAGAGGAACTGGTTCAGGGTCCTCTTCGTCCAAACTTTCATCCAATCTTGTTTTGATGAAATTATTCACATAGTCTACGTTTGCATCATAGTTGTCGGAGATAAAATCGACTATAGCAACCAAATCTGACACCTTTATACCGTGAATAAGTTCATGTCTTCCGGTATCGCTAGATTTCTCCTTATACTTGAACAGATGTAACATTTTCTGAATATGGTTATCTAGGTCCTTTGCGTTGTAACATTTTTTGATCCAAACGTAAAAGTAAGAGTCTTTTTTAGGGTGACCAGTAGCATAACCACAAATACGTTTACTTATCCTATCAGTTGACCCTGGTTTAAAAATTCTTTCTTTAGCATACTTTCTAGTAGTGGCTATATAGATCCATTCAAGTTTCCTTTCTTTTATGCTTGATCTTCGCATAAACTTGTTTACCCGTTGAGCTTTCAACTCGGCCTTTCGCCTAGCCTCAACTTCAACCAAGGCTTTCTCTTCGGCTTTTTCTATTTCTTTATCTTTTATGGCCAATTGAGCCATCGCTAAAGAAAGTTGCGACTCGCGTATTCTTTGCTCTTGTTCCGACTTCTCCATGAGAAATTTCATCGTATACTCTCCGTAAGCGAACAAAGCTTCCTCGAGATTAAGATAGTAGTCTCTCACAATTTCAGCATTTTCAGTGTTTATTCTCATAACAGCTTTTTTAAAGCTTCGTTGATTCATACAAATCCATTTTTTTTGTTCCAATTGTTTTGGGATCAATTTAGCCTCTTTTTGAACACATGGATACTCGATAGCTAAAGGATGTTGATAACCAATTTCTTCGTATAAAATATCATGGCTTCTAAGAATCCTTGAAAAACGTTCTTGTTTGTCTGATGAATTTCGTCCCTTGAATCCCATCCACTCCAACAAATTGGAGGTGACAATTATTGGCATAGTTTTAGGTTGAAAATTGACCTTTTTAACCCCCCCAACTGGGGGGGGTTAAATTTGGATAAAGGGTACCACAAATCTTGAAACCAATCAGACGTGACATCAAAAGCCAAATCATGGTTCTTTATGAAATCAAAAATATTTATAAGAGACATTTCATTTCCTTTTTATTATACCGTTATAATAAAAAAATTTATCGTCTACCAACACCACCCAAAGCAACTGGCCCTAAAGCAGATGGTAAATAGACCTTGTACCAACCTCTATCTTCTGAGACGACAGGTCCTCGCTGAATTCCACCATCTCGAGTATATTTTTGTTTTTGTCCTACACCGAAACCTTTTCTAAGACATTCGTCTCGAGTACCAAATCTATCTTTGTCTCGTGGTAGAATTGTGCCATTACCACAAAACACTTTTACTTGTTCGATTGGTTCGTATTCATCGCTATAACTGAAAATAGGTTCATTTAGACCTCTTCCAATGCCTTTTTTTAAACACTGGTACCTTGTACCTAATACTTTAGACCCATTTCTTAATCCTTCATCTCGAGCATTGTTACCACAATACAATTCTCTTGGTCGTTGTGGACTTGTTGACCTTCTAGATGTATTTGATCTTCTTGAAGGTGATGGAGACCTTCTAGATGTATTTGATCTTCTTGAAGGTGATGGAGACCTTCTTGATCTTGAAGGTGGTGGACCACACTCGTTCTCCAACTCTTTATACTTTGGTCCATTTTTTTTTATCTTCCTGTTTGTGAGTGGATTCACAAGAGGTTGTGAATGCCATGTAGCACACTTATTAGCCATTTATTATATGAGTAAAATGTGTACGGTGTGAATGTGTGCGAGTCAGTCGACTTACAAAGAAGATAACACAGTATAATATGTTGAAGAAAATTTTATGGGGGATACAACCAATAGTTTGAGGAAAGATACTCTTGGTATGATTGAGTGCCTTGAAGAGGTTTACCGAAAGAAATAAATTTTTTATGCTTTTGATGAGCACACAAGTACCTTTTATACCTGAAAGGTATAAAAGGGCTAAAAATCAACCATTATTTTTAAACTTTATATTTCAGGTCATTGATGACCTTCATTTCTTCCATTAGTTCTTCTTGGGTAACAGTTGAGCAAAACGTTCTTTAATAGTCTTCGTCGTTAGACCAATATAAGTCGAACTATCGAAATTGTTTTCGATAGCATAGATATAACCAATTTTAGTAGTCATAGTAAATATTTTATTATAGTGTTATTTACCATAATAAATTTCAATTTTTTATACCAGGGTACTCCAGTAACATTTCCAACGACCACTTGCCAAAAGTAGTCAAACATGGTCATATTGAGTTTAAATTTGACCACTTGAATGGTGATAGTCCTCCAGCAATATCAGAAATGTAATCAAAGGTTAAAAAGACACCTTCGTCAGCTGTTTCAGAAAAGCGTTTCCATTTGATCAAACTTACGTTAAATAGCTGTGTATCCACAGATACTTCAGTTTTGCAATCCTGGTTGAGTTGTGGAACATCGGCAAATAAATTGGATAGCTTATAATTTTTTGTTGCTGCTAGATATTGACCACCAATATTATATCTATCAATAGCCTCAGTTTGAACCGCCGATCTGGGTGTTTCAAACTGTGTGAAGACCTTGTGGATGGCGTCGAGTATAGTTTGAGCGCATGGGAAAGAATTGTTTGATCTCAAAGCGACCAATAGTTTTTGAAATTCAGGTGTAACATGTATTGACCATAGTCCTTCAGGGCTGGGAACAAAATGTACCAATTGATCCCGAAATTGGAGGAAGCTGAGTGCAACTACCATCATATCTTGACCACTTGGCCAACTTATGAATGCCTTAAATTCTCGAGTAATGTGATCAGGGTGAGTATGGAACACAAATGGAGAATATTTTTCTGGAAGGCCAACCGAACCTTCATCTCCACTTTTTATATTGTCGGAATTGAGACCCATTACAGCGGTACCTGTAAGAATATATTTTACAATTGAAAGATTACCAGACGCTTCGTTAATTTCTTTGATACATTTTGATAGCGTGACTGCCACCACCTTTGGTATAAACATATCCAAGCTCAAAACATTTGAAGACTTCAAGCTGGCTACAGCCGACCTTATCTGCATAAGAGTCAATTTAGTGGATGGTCTCGGCACATATCTGAGACGTATAATATTATTTATTAATTTTGGTTCAATAAAACCATATTTAACAAAGTATGTTGCATCAACATCAAAATTTGGATTCTTGGTGACCATATCCATAAAAATATCACCGCGGATGTTATTGGTTATAACATCCAATAGTCTTGTTTTAACTGCCATAGACTCGTTTTCAACCTTAAAATAATCAACTGCTCTAGTTTGTAAATTAAAGATTGCGCAACCAAACAATTGAAGATTATCAAATATGGTTGAAGTTATCAAGTGTTCGGATGTGACGGCTGCAAATATAATTCTGTGATTATGACTTATATCATACCCTGAACTATATATTTTTTGTTGAAATTTTGGAAAGTGATCAATGGCTGATTTAACTGGGAAAACAGCTACATTATCAAAAACATAAAAATGGTCAATTGTCACCTCAACTTCCATTTTCTTGAGACGCGTTTGTCTGCGGCCATTGACCACTTCAACTTCCATAGGTTGTAATTCTGTCATTTATTAACTCTTTCTCGCTAACCCTTGGATTAAGTAGATAAATATTTATGGTTTTCTAGCCATAACTCTTACATTCTTCAAATTATGGTACGTTTTTCTTTTATGCCTTTCAGGCATAAAAAATAAATAAAATATATTAATTATAAATAAATAAAATATATTAATTATGGTTGATTTGAACTATTGATATTTATATTTGCCATATTTATCAAACTTGGCTGGTGCACCCATACTTTCTCTGAATTTTTTTTCTTGCCCCAATTTGAACTTTTGATTTTGAATCTTCTCATCCGCAAACGCCATCATACTTTCAATGGAGTCGCAACAAGAACTTGGAACAGTCATACCTTGAATAGCCTTGGCTTTATCAGGGTACATTTGCCTAAATTTGGATTGCATAACATAGTTATCGATACACTTGCGTGCGTTTGGGTTCATTTTACCATCAACACTGCTACACTTATACATGGTTTATTCTTACTTATTTATTTACTCCGTTGTTGCCAATCAATTTTCTGCTTTTTCAGGTAGAAACATTTATTTTTATGGTTAATTTGACCATTATATTTTATTTTGTTTGGATTTACCTGTAGTTTTAGCTTTATTTCAGGTTTGTGTTGGGGTATGATCTCTTTTAACCACCGCCACGCTTCAATCTTGTTAAAGTTGAAATCAACCTTGGAAAATAAATCTGTTCGTTTAATTGTTTTTGGGGTTGAATCTAAGGTGTCGAGATACACTTTAATTTTATGCTTGAATTGTTCTTCAGCAGAGTCATCGATAGTTGTATTGATTGGTATACCATCGACAATACGAGTTATAGTTGCGGATGTGCCTTGGTATGGAGGTGGAACAAATGGTCTCAAATTGTGTCGATTTAGGTTGGATATAAGCATATCCAACTCTTCGTTGAACTTTTCAATTTCATCTTCATAATGTTGAGTTATCCACTCCACGTACCTTCTAAGATCCTTGTAGTGCAACACGTATATCTCTTTGCTTTTGCGTTCTCTGAATCTTCCTAAAACATCATTTATACGCTTCTCACACTCCCTAAAATTGGCCACTCGAAATATGTCTGAATAGTACCACAAATCGTCAATTGAAGAGCGACCATTGTAACCTGAAAATCTAGGTTTAAGTTTATCCATCCCTTCGACTCCTCCAACCTTATATCGATTTTGGTTAGCGTAAGCCTTTGAAGTTGAAATATAAATTGCTTCATTTAATGGTCTCTTTTGATTATTAAAAGTCAACTCTTTCAATATCAGAGAATATTGTTTGTGGTCTTCAGCTTCCTTTTCTGCTTTTTCTGCTCGTTGTTTCTCTTGCTCCAGTTCGGTATCTTTTATGGACAGTTGAGCCACCATTCCAGATAATTCTAAATCTCTACGATCAACCAGAAAATTCATCGTGTACTCTCCGTAGGCAAACATGGCTTCCTCGAGATTAAGATAGTAGTCTCTTACAACATCGACGTTTTCAGTGTTGAGTCTCATGACGACTTTTTTAAAGGCTCGAGGATCCATACAAATCCATTTCTTTTTTTCAAGGTTATTTGAAAGCATAAGCTGTTTTGACTCTTTTTGAACACCTGGATACTCGATCGCTAGTGGGTGTTTGTAATCAATTTCGTCATATGAAATTTTTAGGCTTTCAAGTAACCTTGAAAAGTGTTCTTGTTTGTCTGCTTCTTTTCGACCTTTGTATCCCATCCATTCAAGTAAATTTTGAGTAACAATTATAGGTTGATTTTCAACCTTTTCCGGGGCCCCCCCGGGGGGCCCCGACTCTTGGAGAGCGGATACCATAAATCTTTGAACCAATTTGATGTTATATCTATGGTTAAATCAAGCTTAGAGATGAAGCTGAAAATGTCTCGGAGTCCATTGTTGTTTTCATATTTTATGGTAAAAAGCCACCTCTCCACAGATTCTTTTATTTTTTTCTTATTTTTATGGAGTCTTGAACCTTCCAAGAGAGAATACAATCCTGGTTCTGAGAGGACCACAACTCGTCCATCGTGATAGGACAAAATTTTAAGGTCAAAGTCACCTAACGAGTTGACTGGTTTCTGACATGCCAACTCAAAGGGTGCCATTTGACCATTATTTTCTTCTTTCAAAAGATTTTTTAGTTCTTTTTTATGGTTGATATCAACCAATTTCAGGATAGCATCGTTGTGGTTTTTTAGATCCATAATTTTGCACACGTCGACACCCACAAAATAGGGTTCGTAGACCGTACCGGCTACTCGTATAGTATGTTCGACGCCATCATCGGTGACGACTGATATAAAGTTTGTACGCTCGGGGCTATGCTCCAAGCTACGTGGACCGACTTCGTCGGCCGTAGTCATCATCTTTATTATTTTATTTTTTGTATAAGTGGTGGGTCAGAGACAAAATAATTGAAATTTTTTCTTAAATAAATCACAAGAAAAAAATGGTGATGTCACTGTTTGCAGACGAATTTGCCGAGAAAACGGTAAAAAAATATATTAGTGAAGGTTTGTGGTTGGACTGCAGCCTTTCCGACTATTACATGTATTTGGAATATTTTGATGAAGGAGGGTATGGAACGATCCATAAAGTCATGGATCGTTCTAGCGGTGAGTATTTGATCTTAAAACGATCATCCAAAAAAGATTTTGTTCCTGGTTGTCTTGATCCCTATTTTAACCCAAGTGAAATTAAAGGTGATGGTAAGCTTTTAATTGATCTCAACACAAAAGCAAGTAAAGAAGCCGAATTCATGGTAAAAATTCACGAGAAGTTGGATGGAATAAAATTATACGACTATTATGATGATGATGACCACTACATTTTGGCGATGGAGAATGGTGGAAGATCACTTGAAAGTATTGCTTGTTCTCATCGAAAAAAAATTATAGATTTGGTTCGATATGAAGCCTACCAGTCAAATTTTTTTTATCACACATACTTGAAACAAATAATCAATTATATGATTAAAGTTTACCAAAAAATTAAAAGTATTCATGACCTTGGAATCCACCACAATGATCTTAAACCTGAAAATATTTTAATTGATGGAGAAGAAGTGATCATTATTGACTTTGGAGTGGCAAAACCAGTTGAAAAATACTATGAAGGATATAAAGGGACCTTGGAATATATACCTTTTGAATTTGTTGAAAATGGTTCTTATAAACCATGGGATCACACAATTTGGTGTTTTGGAATAATGTTGCACTTTTTGACTTTAATGAAGTACCCATTTTTACGGGAAGAAGATGTGCTTGATTACAACCTAAATTTCAAAAAAATCAATAAATTACCACAAAGTTTTAGTGACCTTATCTATGATTGTCTCCAAAAAGATCCTTCAAAACGACCACAAAATCTTTTAGAACGTCTTCAAGGACTGAAAACATATTGACTTTTTAAATTTTTAAAGTTCTTTGAACTTTAAAAAAAATTATTTGTATTATTTAGAGCAAAAGAACAACAGATAATAAATGAATAATTCAGCATTGCAAAGACTTGCTCATAAAGCGGGTGCAACGAGAGTCAGCTCCGACGTGTATGACACACTCAGAAGCACAGGGGAACAATATTTGACTTCTGTGGTGAAATATGCCATTATCTATTGTGAACATGAAAATAAAAAAGTGGTCTCGGAAGACCACGCTATTCATGGTATTGAACACGTTGGATTCTCTGGTATGTATCGCGTCTCAGGAACCGTAAAGACATGTAAAGTATCGACAAAAAAGAAACTTATCGCAAGAATTAAGGAGTACCAAAACCAGCACGATTGTGTTACTTTAGCTAAGGCCACTATCGAACACCAAATTAAAACTATTGGATCGGGTTTTAAATGGTCAAAAGAAGCTTTAATTAATATTCATTTTGCATTGGAATATGTGTTGTATCAACTTTTATTTTCAGCCTTAAAAGTTACCGTAAACGCAAAAAGAATAACAATGCTGGATAGTGACGTTGATTTGACCATTGATCTTATAACAACCAACTGTAAAAATATCAGGCTTTAACTCTTTTCCGGGCAAATTTGCCCGGAAAAGTAAGCCTTTGCGGTCAGAGGAACCATACCCCTTCGGGGTATGGTTTCCCATTGCCTGCGAAAGGGTTAATCACCCTATTTTTAGTTTTAACCTTCAAAAAGGTTAAAACTAAGCTAAATTATTTTCGAATTTTCTGAGCATATCCTCTGTACTCTTGGCAACCAAACTTGAAATTTTCAATGATTGGAGCCTTGTAGTAGAACACGCACTGTCTCCAATCATTGGTATTTGTTGCATTTTGTATATAGAGAGCCGTGTAGTCGCCAGTGATAGAGTCCATAATTTGTTCAAATAAATTGAAAGATGGTATGATCCCAGCATAATTTTCGTATAACCGTTTTCGAATGGCTACATTGGACTCTCGAAAAATAAACACACCATCAATATTTGATCTGATGTGTGGTTTCACGTCAAGAGCGTATTGGAGTGAAACTATGTACAACATTTTCCAATGTCGACCATTCTTGAACAGGCCAGGTTGGGGTGGTTTATTGAATACGCTTGGATCATCCATACAATCGTCTATGATTAGCATAGTCCATGGATTGAGCATATGTTGTCTGGCACCTTTTTGGCGTATAATACAGTTTGATAGGGCATCAGGGTCGTATTCATCATAAATATAGGGATCTGGAATAAACTCTCTATAGAAACCGGTTTCTGACTCTGTTCCAGACATTGCCTGTGCAACTGGAATTATCTGACTCTTGTTGTGGAACAACGATTTTATAAGTGTCGATTTGCCACTTCCCGGCTTGCCTATAATAAAAATTTTTGAACCTCCTTGACTTGGATCCATATAATTAAGTGGATTTGGGTTGATTATATCGAGGTCAAGTGGTCTAATAGTGATTACGTTGTCTTGTATATCATTCATTTATTATACTATAACCCATTCGCTTTGTGACGGGTCAACCTATCACAGTAGAACGTGCCAGATGTTGTCGAGAGTCGATTGAATTTGACTAGACTTCTCAAACTATGCAAACTTTGTCGTTTACCCGATGCCCTATGGGCATCGGTTAGCGTTTGCCCATAGGGCAAACGTTTACCCACAAACTATTTGGTTTAAAAATAGTTGAAAATTGTGGTTCTGAAAACTTTAAACTCAACCACTTTTTGAAAAACTTTAAGATTTAAAAAAATTTTTTGTAGGATTTCAAAATCTGACGATCGCAACTTTCAGATTTTGAGAGACCAATCGTAGATTTTCAAAAGTTGCGGTCATCCGAATATTCAGCCCTTTCAAGCCCAAAGGGCTTGAAAGGTAAGCCTTAAAGGGTTAGCAGATTCCAAAAATCTACGATTGTCTCTCAATTTTGGTCGGCAACTTTCGAAATTCAGGATTTCAAAAAATTTAGATTTTTGAAAATTTTATGGTTAAAAATATTGGTCCCTTTTAGTTTGTGGTTAAAAAATTCGTTTGTGGATAAACTTTTGCCCACAGGGCAAAAGCTAACCGATGCTCTACGGGCATCGGGTAAACAAAAATAGTTCTCGCTCAACACTTCAATCTACAGAGTGAGTTAAATTTTTTTTGAAAAATAAAAGGTTTTAAATATTTTTAGGTTTTATGGTTTAATCAACCTTTAAAATAAGAAAAAGTGGATGAAAACAATGTTTGAAAAGTGTGCATTTTAATGGGTTTAAGAACCATTAAAATGAAAAGTGAAATATTTTCCCACTACCACCCTAGGAAAAAAATAGTATTTTTCGCCTTTTTTAAGTGTTCTTTTTTAATGCTTTAGTTAAAGCATTAAATCATACAAGCTGAATAAAAAACAATTTTATCATCAATTGGCCCAAAGAGTCAAAGTAACATGAAATCTTGTACTCTAACAAACGCATCAAACAGCGAGTTGCACTGGCAAATGTCTATGAAAGTCGGATTTCTGGTATGTTT